GGAAACATTTTGGAAACAATTTGTATACATTTTGGAAACATTGTACCCACAAGCACAAAAAAGACAGCCCCGAAGGACTGCCTAAAATTATGCTATTTAATCCCAGTTGATAGAATCATGACTAACTGTATCACCGTTTCTTAAATCCTGTTCAGCTTCTTTCAATGCTTTTTGTTCGCTCGGTGTCAGCTTTGTATAATCCGGATCCCATGCAACAACTAATTTTTTAATAAATTCAAGTGCAAAATCTTGATCACTTTCCGGAAGTATTTCAAGTAAACTTGTAGCTTTCTGGACTGTTGTATTCATGTTTATTCTCCTTTCATTGAGGGGATTATTTGTATATATCCCCTCTTGAATCAATATCAAAAATATACAGTATTTCAATTTCATTATCACTTAAAAAATTATATATAATTCTATATTTTCCAACTCTTAAGCGTTGCCTGCCGTCTGTATATCCTTGAAGTGTTTTTATATCTCCTTTCGGTGGATCTTCTGTTAATCCCTCAATAGCTTTTTTGATTCTCTGTTTTGTCGGTCTGTCTTGCTTGTTGATGAATTTAACAGCTCTTTTGGAATACTCTATTTTCACGCTTTCACCGTCCTTTCTCCGCTTGCCTCGGTGACTTGTAAGCTGTGTTCCTTACAAGTATTATATTACATTATTTTTAAAGTGTTGTCAATATGTTTCACATTATTTTTAAAGTTTTATTTTTCCGTATCTTCTACGTATTTTATAATGTTTCCTGGTTGCATATCTAGTAACTTACATATCTTTTCTAATGCTATAATGCCTATCATTTCATTTTTTCTCAACGACTGTATAGCGTTCTCGCCTAGAAGCTTTTCTTTTCTTAGTCTTCCGGGAGTGTATCCGGCTTCTTTCAGGCTTTCTAATACGTCAAATTTGTATACAAACATCTGTATCACCTCCATATTTTGTTATATGTCATTATACATTATTTATAAATCTATTTCAAGCGATTTACATTATAAATAATGCACAATAATACCAGCTACAAAGCGCATTATTTTTGGTGTGTTTGTCAATTGCATAAACATTATTTTTAATGTATTATATAACCATAGCAAACAACAAAACAAAAAGCCGACCGGAACAGCTCCCAACTAAACCCGATCGGCACCAATCAAAAACAATATTAAGAAAGGTAGCTCCATTATAACAGGAGCAAAGGAAAAAGAAAATGGCAAAATATTTTAAATCTATTAAATCTTATGACGATCTTAAGAACCAGTACAAGAAATTATTGAAAGCGAATCACCCGGACAACGGCGGAGATCTCGAAGCAATGAAAGAAATCAATGTGGAATATGATGCACTTTTTGCAGTCTGGAAGAATAAGAAAGAAGCCGAGACAGGTGAAGAGATCAAAGAAACCGCAGACAGCACAAGAAGTCAGTTCTACACTATGTTTGGATGGGAAGGAAGTAACCACGATTGGAACAGATCACTAAAAGAAGTCGCTCAGATCGTCCGCACATACGTAAAAGAGAAATACCCGACTTACAAATTTAGCGTCCGTACTTCTTATGCTTCTATGTGCCAGGAGTTGCACGTCACATTAAAAGAAAGCCCGATAGAGATTTATAAGACATTTGAAGAGCTTGACAGCGACGATTTTTGGGAGATTTCAAAGCGGTTATTTATGTGGGATTACAACGCCGAAAGCAGAATAAACTTTTTGAACGCATCAGCAGAAGAAAAGAAAAAGACTATTGAAGAGTCTAACAGTAAATACGCACACATTTTAAACGACGTAACAAAAGCAGTTATTGAAGACGTTGACGCCTTCGTGAAATCTTATAATTATGAAGATTGCGACGGCATGATTGACTATTTCGACGTAGATTTTTATTACTTCGGATGCTGCCAGGATAACGGCGCAGGAATTAAGATTGTACCGAAAACGGCAAGAATCAAGAATAAGAAAGCCAGCGTTAAGACATCCAGCAAAAAAGAAGAACAGCCACAGCCGGAGCAGATCGAAGCAAAGACGAACGGCATCAGCTACAAGATTACGCAGGGCGAAGACACGCGCGACGGTTCGGAACTCTGGCTTGTAAGAATCAATGAAACACTCACAAGGGAGCAATATCTTGCAGAAAATAAAGCAATGAAGGATCGCGGCGGATATTACAGCAAGTTTAGACACGCTTTTATCTTCCGAGTTGACCCAACCGAAATCTTGAAAGGAGAAAAGACAGCATGAAAGAAATTTGTGTAAAGAAAATACCGTGTTGCGGGTGTCCTGAAATGGACACTTGCACTCTTGAAAAATCCGAAAATCTCTTGAAAGAATTATTCACGCGCTACGGGAATTATAACAAGGAAATGAGCGATAAAACAATAAGGATTTACGAGCAGCACCCGGAGAAGCTACACACCGAAAAAGATATATTACACTATTTCGACAAGGCGCAGAAAGACATTGAACAGCTTGAAAGGGTTATTTTGCAGCTGAAAGCATACGAGAACGCATTGACTGAAAGATATAACTTTATCAAGACAGCACCAACAAAGCAGAAAATAAAGCTATACAGGGAAAAGAAATGGCAAGGTAATGTTTATTATTATATTCTTTTCTATTCCGTGAATTTAATCGACAATCATGAAGAATTAACGCAGACGATCAAATACACAGGAAAAGAACGTCGAAAAGCCATTGAAGATTTTGAAAAGCTCCAGAAAGAAAAGAAGAACGTTATTTTTGAAAAAGATATAGCGAAACGATATTGGGAGCGCTAAATAAAGACAAATTAAAAAGTCGGACGCGTTCCGGCTTTTTTGATGCCAGGAAAAGAGCCAATTCATGAACGATATCGGCGCCGGTTTATTGTCGCTTGCTGTGATCTGGTGGACGTGTAGCAGCTCCAGACCGAAGAGAAAGAACCAATCAGACAAAAAAGAATTGATTTTATATCTATTTTGTAGTATGGTAATGATAACTACAAGCTTGTATTTGACGTTTTAAGGGTTTTGTGCGTGCTAAGTGATAACTTATGCCTTGATGCATTTATACGCCTTGCATCGTCAAATAAGAGCGGAACAGGCACAAAATAACAGTATATGCATATATAAAAAATATGTTCAAGAAGTCGTCTAACTGAACGTCTTCCCGGACATATTTTTTGTTTGCAAAAAAATTGCATATTTTGTTTTGGGGTGTGAAATTTTTTCGGAAGAGCAGTAGTGGCTAGAAAAACCCCCTTAAAACGCGCGACTTTTTCTGGTTTTTGAAAAAAATTTATTTATTTTTCTTCCCTTTTACACCTCGTCTTCAAAGTTTGCCTTGGCAATCGTGGCACGTCTGGCAGATTCTTTTTCTTCGTCAATTGGAACATCTTCTCCATTCGCTTTTTTCCTGATTTTTTCCACGTATTTTTTATACCATTCTTCCTCTTCTTTCTTGCTCGCTTCTTCTTTCTCTTTCTTCTTTCTGGCAGTTTCTTCTTTCATGATCCTGTTGTTTTCCGATTTCTCGTTAAGCATTTCCTGAAGCTGTTGAATGGTCATTTTCTCTTCTTTCACATTGGTTTCCGGCACTGATTCAGCGGAAATAACTTCCTTTTTTTCAGGTGTTTCGGTGCTATTTTCCAGAGATTTGAGCATCCTTGCTACAGCTTCGTTAACAAAAGCGTTATATGTATAGCCGTATGATGTTATTTTTTCCTTTGTTCCTTTGGGTAAAATGCTTCTAATAACATCTTTGTTCTCTTCATATGACTGAACTGCTTTCTTTTGTGAATCTGATGTTCTTTTCATAATGCGACCTCCTTTGAAAAAATAAACGAATATTCTAAATACATTATATAATTTATTTAGAAAAAAACAAGTATAAATACATTATATAATTTATTTATATAATTGCAATTATTCATAAAACCCTTAAAAACGCTGTATTCATAAGGGTTTTATTGACGAACGATATAATGTAATTATATCTAATTGTATTTATATAATGTATTTATATAATGTATTTATATAACTACCGTTATATCATTTATTTATCCATCTTGTAGCTATAAGTAAAGTCAAGGATTTCCTGTGCTTGTTCTCCCATATCCGGGAAGAAATCAAGCAAATCAACGTCTTTTTCAAGCGTATTTCCCGTCTGTTCCTCATATATTTCCTTTGCTATCAAAGTATCAAAGAAATTATTCAAGTATTCAAACAGAATAACCAGAAATTCTTCCTCGGAACAATACATTTTAACAGCACATGGTTTTATCTTCCAAAGGTTCTTCCGATACCAGTTTTTCGCCGGTGGTGCCGGACAATTCGCCACACTTGGCGCTTTTTCCTTGGTTTCAAGGCGTTTTCCGGTGATTTCATGCTCCATTTCGTGAAATCTGTTGATATATCTGGCAGTAAAGACCGTTCCTTTTCTTCCGGTACACTTGTGCGCAATGAACTCGCAGCCTTTCTTGGTGATGTTATAGAATGGTTTCTTCCGGTTTGATTGATCAATATAGCTACTTTCTGTCCAAAATTCGCATAAATCAATCATTTTCGGTTCAGTAGGCTCAAAATTGAGATGATTGGATTCAACCCTTTCGGAGATGGAGGAAAAATTTCCTTCATCTAAATCATTGTGACATGAGGTCACGTTATTTTTGACGGCATCTGAAGAATAATTAGTATCTTCGATATATCTGCTATATCTTCTTATACTTTTCAGCAAGTCGCAATGTTCTTTTTCCATCATCTCCGCAACTTCCATAGAAGTCAGAGTGGAATACATAACCTGCATATTGTTTTTCATTATGCAACACTCTCCTTTCCTTTGGAAACAAGTTTATATCCCGGTTGACCATCGTTGTCGTCAATGGTTTTACCGTTCATCCTCGCCAGAAAATCCGCGATATCATGCAGCTTTGTTTCCAGAGTAATTTCTGATGCCAATTCGTTGATGATTTTGCGAAGACTTTCTTTCCTACATTCCATTTCTAAGGAAAATGCAACTTTCTCTAAGGTTTCGTATTCTGATATTTGATGTAATTTTTGTCTGTTATCCATAGCTTTGTTCATAATAAAAACTCCTTTTCAAAAAATGTTCTTGAAAGAAGTTTCCTAATGCATTATAATATTTGCGGAAGGAAACTTCTTGTATCAAAACAGTCACGGTTACTTTTGCGGGTTATTCGTGGCTGTTTTTTATTTTCCTGATGATTCCAAAGCTTTTTGATATATTGTGTTTATTCCCTCTCTTATTACTTCTGCTTTCGAAAGGCCGAGCGTATCACAACAATAATCAAGCTTTATACTATCAAGAACAGAAATTCTTATTTCTATTCTTTTTGTCTTCGGATCATCGGTTGGTCTTCCTATTTTAGGACTCATATCTTCACCTCGCTTTATGTCCGTACATAAATAATAACTTATGCCCGTACAAATGTCAAGTATTATTTATTCCATTTGTAAACTTCTTTCGGGTATTAGAGATTCACGTAACCGGTCAAAGTATGCGTGAATCTCTATTTTTTAATTTCAGACTTTAATTTATGAATCCCTCTCCTTATCCCCTCTGTCTTCGGAATTTCTTCTTGCTTGCAATATTCATCAAGAATTTCCTTTGTTTCATCGTCTAATCTTACGTGAATAGGGTTTGATTTTGGGTTCTCAATTTTTGGTCTTCCTATTTTTGGACTCATATCTTCACCTCACTTTTTGTAGCCCTATAATTAAAATAATATATGTAGCCCGAAAAGTCAATACCAAATTACTCATTTTTCTCATTATATTAAATTGTGGGTACAAACCATAATAGAATGTACCCACAAACAAACAGGGCAAAGCTGTTACACTCTGCCCCGTTTGCACATTATCTCTCGTTCTTGCCTGCCAGATATCCAAGCTTAAGCGCATAAATAAGTGCTTTTGTCTTTCCAAGTGTAGCAAAGTCAGCCACGGTCAGCAAAGAAAAGAACTCTTTTGAGAACTTCTCACTTATTTCTCTGCTTGACAGCCCTTTTGTTTTGTTATCCAGTTCATTCATTACCTCTGTTAATTCATCTTTTGTTATCGTTTTCATTACATATTCTCCTGTTTATATATTGCTCTTGTAAGAAGCATCAACAAATGATATGATAGTTTTGTCAGAAGTTAATGCTTCTGTAGTTTCTTAGAGTAATCGTTTAGGTTTGCAAGCTCACAACGGTTACTCTATTTTTGTTTTTCATTTAGAATAGACTGATATACCAAATCTATTCCTTTTCTGACAACATCTGTTTTCGACATTCCTGTCTTTTCGACGCAGTAATTTAACTTTTCGATATAGCTGTCAGAAAACCGAAAACTTTCCCTATTTGCTTTTTTGTCGGTTGTGGGTCTTCCAGTTCTCGGTGACATCTTAAAACCTCCTTTCTTTTTTTGTTATGACAAAAGTATAATATTTGTTATGACAAAAGTCAATAGTTTTTTATGAATTTTAATAAAATAAAAAGCTCCACAAATAAATGAGGAGCGGTGTATTTTTGAATGAAAATTAAGCTGCAAGATATGCGATATCCTTGAATTGTTCAATTCTGTTCTTCGTTAAGGCAATATATTTTTTCAGGTCTTCCGCCTTTTGGGTTTCCCGATTTAAAATTGGAAAACTCGATTTCTCCAAATTCTTTAATGTCAGCCCAGTATACATCAAAATCGGCAAATTAACTTACTATTGAAATATATAAAAATATATAGTAAAATATGGTTAAATCACTTATTGAAAGGGGCAAAAAGGAATGAAAGTTTGGAAATTAGTATCTGGTATATTGTCAATCGTGCTGTTTTTGATTGTATCTTTTCAGTCATGTGCAGCCGGAATCAGCAACACATTATCAGATAATGGAGAAGTTGGAGGTTCAGCGGGAGTATTAGTTGCGATCTTCTTATTGGCAGGCGGAATTGTTTCAATTGCTACAAGGAACTCAAAAGGAAAAGGCGGAAATATTGCTCTTATCATACTGTTTGGATTAGCAACAATCATTGGTCTTGCATTAGCTGGAAGCTACTTAGATCTTAAAATTTGGGCAGCTTGGTGTGCAATAAATGTTGTACTTGCTATTATTGCATTAGTAAAAACTCCAAAAAATAAATAACACCACAAAATAAGCGACCTACGTAGGTCGCTTTTGTTTGGTGGTTATGCAGCTTTCATATCAAATAAATTGAGTATAAATTTTCTTCCAAGCTGAGTTATTCTTCTGTGGTAAATAACACGTCCGCTATCGAGAACGTCTTGCTTTATTTCTTCGTATCCGCAATTGCTATAATCGGAATACATAACCCATGTTCCGTTTACTTTGTATTGTATCTTTTTATCAGAAAGAATTTTGTTCAATTCAACAGCACTCTTCAGACCAATTTCTTTTGCAATTTCAGTCATTGTGTAGGTCTTGTTAACATGCATCAAAATAGAATTGGTACGTTCTGCTTCTACTCTTGCTGACCGTTCTTCTTTTAATCTGGTTAGAAGCTCGATCCCGAAATCCGGATTATTTAAAATATTATCAATCACGTTATCTGTTGCGTAGATTCCGTTCTTTTGGATACATGGGAGAACTTCGGATGTTACCCAATGTTTGAATCTCTTTGCTGATTCCAACTTGCTTCCGAAGATTAAAGCGTACAAACCAGATTCGTTGATGATATACATCTGTCTGTTCTGACCTGAGTCGGCAAAACACCGAGTCAGCTTGTCTTCGTCTGCAACGTGTTTTTTTAGTGCATCTGATGTATCCTTATACCCAAGCGATACAGCTACATCCTTTCCAGCAAACCACGGTTTGTTATCAATTATTACTGTTCTTATTTCACCGAATTCTTCATTGTTAAATACTGTAAGTTTTGTCTGTTCCATTTTTTTGTACTCCTTTTCTAAAAAACGTTTGTTTTTCCGAAAAGATGTGGTATGATAAACATATCAATATCCTTTCGGAATTGGTTGCATTAAGAGTTGTTCACTTTGGTCGGTTGGCAACTCTTATTTTTTTGTCAGAAATAGCAGAGCCTAACTTAATAGACTCTGCTCCGTTCAATTAGTAACCAGTCGCTTCACTGGTCGTTATTCCGTTCTATTTTATCCAGCACATTCACTGGAGTATTTTGTCTTTACAAACAAGATACCAATAAATATATAAAAAAGTCAATGTCAAAAACTAAAATCCTTTTGAGTAAAAACAGAGCCTATATTTCAAGACTCTGTTTTCGTACCGCCTTTTGCTGGAGACAATGAAGTGTACTTATCTTCTGGACAATTATTATTATATCAGAAGAAGTGGACATGCGTAATGGTAGAATTTTAAAAATTATGCATAAATCTCGTTTCCCGTAAGATTACTCAAAATAAAATCTGCCATATCAAAAATATCACGCCCGTAAGTAGCTAGAAAGTCAGCAACTTGCTCTTCTACTTCTATCGGCATATATATGTTGTTCATAAAGCACCAAACATGGCATAATTCATGAGAAATTACCTTATCAAGGAATCTCCCGTGTAACAAATTGGAAAGATATACTGTTCTGGTAAGATTGTCAGTAACCCCAACACTTAGAGAGCCATCACTACGCCTTAAAAGATTACTTCCTGGTGCTACAAACTCTACATGCCACTCTACGCCGTTTATTTCAAAAATCATAAGTGCTGCACAAGAGTCTGTAGTTTTGCTTTCAACATTGTTTTTTCTTCCGGTGTAGAATCGGAGATCATTTCCGTAACATCATCGGAAAGTTCTCTCATATAGGTTTCAAGATCTCTCATTTTGTGCTGTTTGTTCTCCGGTGTGTCGCTAGAGTACATCTGTTTTGACTCCATATAGGTTTTTCTGCTCATTCCGCTCTTTCCCTCTCTGGAATCTCTCATACCAGAATCACCGCCGTAATAATTCCTATCAGTTTTTCTTTCACGTCCTGTTTTTCTAGGATATGAATACATGCGATCCATGTCAATGTCCATATCTCTGTACATTTCAGGAGTCATATGCCAGTAAGGAGTCTCGTCGAATCCTCTACGCATACCTCTTCCTTTTGGGGCAAATCTTCCAGAAGAATAGCGCCATTCATCATAGTACCGTCTTCCTTCATCATCTCCATATTCTTCCTTAAAACGCTTCAAAAGATACTTTTCTTCTTCCTTATCGTCCTCTTCGGCTTCTTCCATTGCTTTTGCGATTCTGGCGTGATATTCAGCGTCAGCAAGGTCTTTAATCATATCTACGACCTCACCAATCGGATATGACCCAACGCACGTCTGATCGCTTTCGATGGCTTCTTTTGTACACTCAGTAAGGCTTTCTATCATTTCATGAATTCTCTTGATATGCATACAATTCACCTCCTACGCTTCACGTGTGACAACAAGATTTGCATTTGCTACATTGATTGACTGTGTGCTTGTGTTTTTAACAGCGATATTTGCACAGCATCCGGCCGGAACATCAACATAGATGCCAGAAGATACGTTGTTATACTGGTCAACCGCTGCCGGAGTGCTAATCATCTGAGAAGATAGAACCGACTCTCCACTGATCGCAATTGCGAGCGAGATCGCTCCGGCTGTTCCTCCTGTCGGTACTGCGATATTTGCTGAAAAATCAACAAAATAACGTGCTCTGCACTGATTTGTGATTCCTCTCAGAGTCACAATTCCAGAACCCTCACGATGTTTAATGCAGTTATTTCCTTGAACTGCCGTGTTTGTAAAGATAACATTTTCGTTCGCTGCTACTTCTTGAGCGGAAACAGCTAAATATTCAGCCATAGTTTTTACCTCCATAATTTAAGGGACAAACTATTTTTAGTCTGCCCCTTGTATTCGTAATACTGCTTATAGCAGACATAACATTTAAGTTAAGTTACTCTTCCGTCTTGGAAAGAATCTCCAAGATTTGATTTTGATTGGAAATTATCTTCTCGAGATACTCCCTGTCCTGTCTCTGCAAGGCTCTTAGCAAATCATCATTAGACGTTTGCTTCTGATCTTTGTCGTATCCAATCATCTGCAAGATAACGGAAAAGACAGTCAACATATCAAGAAAAGAATAGTTTCCGTTTTGATTATTGGTCATTAACAACCACATCCATTACATCCGCAGTTGTTATAAGCATAACCATAAAGGTTAGAAGCTGGGAATGATGGTACCGGTGTAGGTCTTATTGCGTCGATAATCTGGTTTGTCTGAGCAGCCATCTGGGTTGTAAGCAATGCACTCTGTCTGTCCTGAGAAGCTGCGCGCCTAAGATCATTGTTTTCAGCCTGTAAAGTAGAAATTTTTTCGTTGCAAAGATAATCAAGGATTGCTCTGGTGCCTGCGTTCTGGCTTTCAATGATATCACGAGTATTCGTATTCATTGTGTTCTGAAGTGCGCAGGTGTTTGTTGCCATATTGTAGTTTACGCCCTGAATAGCTTCTCTTGTTTCGCAACAGCAATTTGCAAGTTGAGACTGCAAAGCGTTGGTGTTCTGCATATTTGCGATTGTGTCTGCGTTAATGGCCTGTTGGATTCCATAGCCAGTCTGCATGATGTTTGTATTTACGCCATTGAATCCAGTGAGCATACTGTTGTTCACGGCATAGAATCCATCACACAAACCGTTGTTGATTCCATCAAGTTTTCCGACGATATTCTGGGTATCAAATCCTCTTTGCAATGCGGAGTCAGTGTAGTAACTAGAATTTGATCCATTACCGCCCCATCCTCCGTTTCCCCATCCTCCGAAAGCGAAGAAAAGAACAAAAAGGATAATCCACCAACCGTTACCGTCTCCAAAACCGTCGCTCCTGTTTCCATCATAAGGAGTTACAGGGATTGTGAAAGGTGAATTTGTTGAGTTAAACATAGTTTTTACCTCCTGTTAAATTTTGTATACTTAAATCTTGCAAGAATTTAGTAGCTATTTTATTTCGTAAATTGATTCTTGAAATCTGAAAACGCTTTGTCAAAATCAACCCCTCTTTCTTTTGCAATATTCCTTCCCATTTCTTCTATTCCTTTTAAATTTCCATTTTTAGCCATTTCGAACATGTTTTTAGCCATAGGATTGTTTGAAATTTTCGGGTCGTTCATCATTCTCATGACTATTTGCTTTGGATTTCCACTGTTAATCATTTGAAAGACATTCATTATATTCACTCGCTTTCACCGTCCTTTTTAGATGTAGCTGATCTTGTTTTTGCTGTCGGTTTCGGAATGGAATTTCCGATTTCTTTGATTTGGTCGGATAATTCGTCAAAACGTCTCATAATTTCCTCCGTAGCTTTCGTATTTGCGCTTTCCTGACGATTTGTGTTGCTAGAAGTAGGATTTATTTCCGGTTTAAAAATAATCGTCTGAATCGTGCCATTCGGAGTCCACGATTTTAAATACACCTCTGAAAGATCGTTCTTCGGGAAGATTGCATATGGATAATTCATCGGTACGTCATTGGCTGTTATTTCGTCTACGCTATTTACAGTACGCCCGATAAGTTGTGGCACAGCTGCCTGTTGTTGTGTTGGAGCTTGCTGAACCGGATTTTGATAAACAGGTTGCTGCATCTGTTGATATTGCATTCCGTTGTACCTTGGAATTTGTTGAATGTATTGGTTTCCCATATACGGATTTTCATACATAATGGCATATCCTCCTAACCTTTATTACAAACGTCGTTAAGTATATCTTCTTTCGTCATATACACATTTTCAGTATAGTATCTATTTTCGAGTGCATCCTCTACTACATGGACAACCGTCGACTGGATGCAAAGCGGGATATCTTTCATTCTTTCATCACAAAATATTCTTTCAAGAAGCTCATCTGAAAACATGTATATCATCTCCTTATATTTAAATTTTCGCATAAAAAAAGAGAAGTAAGTGTTCACCTTCTTCTCATATTTTTGTCATATAGTGGCTCTTATTTTTAGTTGTTAAACGTACACACTTTTTACACACTTTTGCTGTGTAAATATGTGTAAATATATGGTATTTTATAAAAATCAGCATGTGTACAAAATGCCGAAAACCCTTGTAAATCCAGCTATTTCAAGGTTTTTCTATTAGTCGTAAATAATAAAATTATATACCATCATTGTATATAAATTTGTTACTTAAAATGCATAGAATACCTGATTATACCGGTGTTTTGTTTTTAGTGGGTGTGTATCGTACACACTACTTACACACTTTATGATATTCTTTGCTTAAAATCAACAAGTTTGTTACCTACGCAGTCAACTATCTTCTCAATATCACTTGATGACTTCTCTTCGGTGACGTGCGTATATAAGTCGAGAGTCATACTCACACTAGAATGACCTAAATATGATTGAACTACTTTTGGATCAATGCCACTTTCAAAACACCTCGTAGCAAACGTGTGTCTAAATGTATGGCCGGAAAACGTTTCAAACAAGTTTCCTGGAGACCTCAACAGATTTATCGAATCAACAACTTTCTTTATGCTATCAGAGTACCTTGTGGTGTTAATTGGAGTATTGAATTTTGTAGTAAATAAAAAATTATTCTGTTCTCTTGGATTTTTTGTGGAAACAACAGCTTTTTGACGAATTTGCTTTTCCAGGTATGTCCGGCAAACGCTATTTATCGGCACCTTACGATTGCTATTTTTTGTTTTAGGTTCCTCAATGTGAAAAGTATTATTAGAATCTGTCAAATATTTTTGATACACTAAAGTTTTGTTGACATAAATAAAACCTTTTTCGAAATCTATATCACCTTCTGTTAACGCAAAAAGTTCACCCGGTCGTAATCCGGTATTGATAGCAACATTAAACAGATTATCATAGAATGTATTCTTGCAATATTTAAAGAAAATATTTTGCTCTTCAAGTGTAAGTGCTCTCGATCTGTTTTCTTTCTTTGCTATAACTTTGGTTCCTTTTGTCGGATTTCTCGATATAAGATTGTCTTCCAGTGCTCTTTCAAGCATATCTGCCATTACTGATTTTATTTTACATTGAACCTCATAACTGTACCCTTTATCATTCGCTAGATAAATTATTTTTTGAATATCTGACTTAACCAATGAATTTATGTTGCGGTTTCCGAGATATGGTGATATATTTATTTTATATGTACTGGTGTACGCCCTAAGCGTGTTTGGGGCGCACACTTTTTCTTTATATATTTTCATCCACCTATCAAACCAGTTATCCAATTTCACCTCATCTCTAATGCTTGTGTAGTTTTCATTTTCTGCAATTTTTACAGCGAGTTTCCTTCTTAATTCTGGTAATTTTTTTGAATAAATTGTTCTCTGCTTTCCAAAACAATCTTTATACCTTCCTTGATAAGTGCCATTTTTTCTTTGCGTAATTCCTGCTCCTAATTCTTTTCCTTTCAAATCCTTTCCCATTATTTTTGCCCCTTTCATTTTGAAAAAGAGCCACTATATATCTACATACTACTATATAGTGGCTCGTATTTCAATATTTACACTTCAAGCGTTTTTTCTATAAACTTTTCAAATTCCTTTCTTTTTACCAATCGTTTACCTTTACCAACGCAGAATAGGAATGAACATCCAGGTTCGTTAAGTAATGAACTTATCTTATTTACGCCAATATTGCTGTATTGTGACGCTTCTTCCACAGTAAGCATTACCTTTTCCCAAATAGGAACACTGTTCTCTTTCATCGTTATCACCTCATTCACTTTGAACATTATGTTTTTTATCCTTCTGTTTACAGTTGATTCAGATAGGGATAATTTTTCGGAAATTTCCGTTGCAGTTTTCCCTTTTGATAACATCAAGAATATTTTTTCTTCTTCCTCTGTAAAGTTGCATTCACGCATATAATACTCAATTTCGCTCGATACGCAGTTACATAGCTTCATACACCATCCCCTCTTTCCATAACGGTTATTATCTACTATTATTCATTTGAAATTTCATCAGGTATTCCAACACTGAATACCTCTTCACAATACTTTTTGTACTCTTTACACATTCTTGTTTCCGTTGCCTCTTCGATTGTTGTACCGTATGTTCTTGCGAAAATTTTGACATATTGTTTATATTGTCTTTCTGCTTCATTCATAACCTTTCTCCTTTGTTCTCGCTTCAATTTCAATCGCATTTCCATTTCTACCGTCATTTATTATATTGATTTTTCCAGAATAATCAAATACCAATTCTCCATGATCGTACACTCTGATTCTGCCAGTATCGTTCTGTGCTGGAATCGTCACGACAAAATTTTCTTTCTCCGGTTCTGCTTTTTTCTTGCTATTTCCGCAAGAAGTAGCCAATATTACGAATATAATCACAGCCACGGAGAGCAAAATCTTATGATTGTGCATACTTTTCCGACTCCTTTCTGTGCAGCTCCATCAGCGATTCAAGCTTTCTTTCATCCGACTTCGCCAGTTCACCATGCTTTTTCATATCGTTCAGTTGCATCAGATATGTACCGGCTTTATCAACATCTTCTTTCCCGTTCTTTGCTTCATGTCTCCAAAGGTACTTGAAAACATTTCCCATACAAAATGCCACAAAACCTCTTTTCCCTAAAAACAATTTCATCACAGAAAAACATTCAAGGCTTGTCTGCTTGTAGTGATCTGGTCTAATTTCTTTCATCTTTTCTCTTCTTCCTCTCTTTTAGTCTCTTATTCCATTCTGCCAGATACTTCTCCTGTTCTACATCTTCCAATTCCTGTCTGGATCCATATACCGGTCTGGAAAAGCTTTCTTTTGCCGTGTCGCTGTCGCAATGTGCGATCATGCCACCGTAGTGCTGGTTCTGGTCATGCTTCATTTCTTTTCTGGTACGTTTATTCATATCTATTCTCCACAAGCTCTCCTAATTCGTGCCCGATTGGTTTCCACAGATGCAAGCAGTTTTCCTACAGATTCACATATTCGGACTTTTTTGGATGTATCTGGTATACCTCTTCTTCATCATCGAAGAATATATCTTTCAACACACACATATCATCCCATGTAGGTATCTTGTATTTGTGCTTCGGTGATACGCTCACGTGTTCCCATCCGTCCTCATTTTCTCCAAACATCACGGAACACGTACCGCAATCGGGCAGTTTTATCAAACCGCCCACTAATTTTCCTAACATCACCGTGTCCCAAACTTTACCGCTTTCCATGATTTCTTTATACGGTTTCATCTACATCGTTCCTTTCTTCATGTAATCGCGGCAAATAATAGTGCTTCTTTGATCTTTCTGTTGTTCTGACTTGTCATGGATATTTCCTACTACTTCAGCATCAACCATTTTTATCCAGTACCCCAGATCTTTTCTAAAATCTCTTTTCTCGTCCCAGTCTACATAAAATCCGACATGGCAAGTCGTTGTACTGTCAAAGCAACTCTGATATTTGCCAAATTTTACAGGAGCATAATAATCACCATAATGGTATTTAATAATGTCGTTCTCCCATATCTTCCTTCCCTTCTTGTCTGTAAGTCCGGTGTATTGACAGATCGTATCCGAATCAACAAGATAGCCATTCTGTATGCACGTATCTGCATTTTTAATGTCATATATGAACCATTCGCCATACCTTTGAACCACATATCCCTCAACCCATTCGCCACCGTCAACTTTCTTCGCTCTAAAAAGAATCTCTCTATTCACAATCTCTTTTTCGTACTTTTCTTTATTCTTCATCTCTTCCACCTCTCTTAACAATTTCAATAGCTTCAATAAACGCTTCATATCTTCCCTGACTCACTCCATCGTTGTATTGTGCATCTGCATCTCCAACTACTAGTTCATCACACATATGGAGTTCTACTTCTCGAAGATTTTCAAATTCTTCGATGACCTTCTCCGCATCAAACGCTGTCGGCTGCTCCTCCACCGCTTTCATGCACTCTTGTATTGTCTCGTAGATTTCTTTCTGACACTTACTGTCATTGTATCCGAACGGAGCTTCTTGCAGAGCATAATCATTCAAGTGGAGTATCAGCTTATCCGCATCAATTAATCTGCTCATAATCATTCTCCTTTGTACGGCTTCGGTAGTGGCATCCAGGCAACAATTGATTTTGTCGTATGTTCATAGATTCCTTGAAAGTTTCCATTTTCCCAATATCTCATTTCTGTTACTATTCCGCTGTAAAAACATACAATTACATCCGTGTTATCCTCCGGCAACCTCTCACTCACTGGAATCCACTTCTGACTTTGCAGCGCAATAGCAATTTTCGCAAGTTCGATAGCGTCAATCCATTCTCCACATTTTTCTTTTTCCTCAAACTCAGCTAACTTCTCCATCGCTTCTGACAGCTTATTCTTGTCCTTAATCACTGCTTTTCCACAGTGGTATGTTGTGTATCGCATTTACTCTACCTCCTCGTCTTTCGGAAACTGGAACACATACTTTTCAGCAATTTGATTTACAACATTTCCGGTTAATGAAATTGACACTTTTGCTAAATTCTCATCTGTTTTTGGAATTACCAGCTTATTAAATTCGCGCTGTGAATATTGTTCTCTGCACATTTCCATAGCTTTAATTGCTTTCGCTTTACTGGAATATATTGCCATTACTACATTTTCAACACTCGCAGATCCTGCGTGTATCGCTTCTGCTCTAACGCGTAATGCCGTCTGCTCATAAGGCAAATCGCAGTATCCGTCCTGACTAATGATTCTCATAACTAACTCCACCTTTCGTATCCCATGCGCAAATGTCGCAATCCTCAGGACATACATTTGCCTTTCTTGCTCTTTCGCACATCTCCATTTTCAATTTTCTATCATCCTCAAAATCCTTGATAAAACCGAGTTTCCTCAGGATTTTGTGAATTAGTGATTCCTTCTTCATCTTTGATCTCCTTTTTAACCAACAGTTATAACTGCCGGATTTACAACGCCGTCACCGTCATATCCATAATCTTTGTTGTGCCATTTTCTTAGACATTCTCCGTATTCCCAGTATTGAGAAAGAATACTGACAGCTGCTCCGTACATAAATCCTGTAATTCCTTCTTTATCCGCTTCATAGCTCAGCTACTTTGCATTATCAACAATAACTTTCATTTCGTCTTCTTCTGATGCTTCTATCTTCTCTTCCATCATTCCGGCCCATCTTTCAGCATATGTAAAACACGCTCTACCGTATGGATCACTGTTTTTTTCATACCAGTCTTTATATTCCTGTTCTTTACCTTTTACAATTTTCATCTTCATCGCTCCAATCTAGTTTGCAACCACATGCGCTACAATAGTTAACATTTTGATGCTCTGCATCTGTCATTGTCTCTGCTCCACATTGTGCGCACTTACACAGAATGTAATTGAAAAAATTAGGATATTTCCTAAGTATAATCGGTTTACATACGCATCTGTGCTCATCCATCACGGAAGCCTTAACTTCCGCAATGATTTCTTGTTTCTCCTGTTCTGTCATGCCTGCACCTCTCAATCGTCAAATTTCAATTCGTCTGCCGCTTCCGGCGGTTCTTCTTTTCTCTTCCATTCGTCAAGGTCAAGTAACTGTCCACATTTACTGCAATAGTTGAAGTCATTTGACACATGGAAGCAATAGCCATCTTCCCGGTCTTTCTTCATGTCCTTGTCGTATGCCGAAAACAAATGCTTTCCGCATACCGGGCAATAATAGCTGTTAAGATACCCCAGTTGCCCCGGCAATGTTGGGTATTCGCTTTTCTGGTACTTTGGTTTTCTTGCTTTCCTTGCTGCCACGCTTTATCCCTCCGTTGCTGCCTTTATCAATCTTTGCTGTATTGTTTCAAAATCCCACCATATCGAAAAGGCTTATCTTCCAGTGTATTCTTCCCTTTCATGTGATTTCTCCTTTTCTTCATCAGTCCTCATAATTCATTACAATTGTAATTACTTTTACCAGCACTTTCTGAATCTGGTCGTAAATGTGGTGGTCATCACTGCCGAAGTGAGCATACAGCCTTGCATCTTCTTTTCCTCTGTCATAGCAATCTTCCATAAACTCAAAGCAGTAAATATCATCTTCCTCAATGATTTCTCCGTTTTCTCTCCATTCATAAAGAATACGTCCTTCTACCATTTCGTTTACGATATCATCAGAACACTTGTCACCGTTCAGATGCCTGATACAACAATCAATATATCCTAACTTGTCACAATATCTATATTCTTTTGCTGTTTCCTCTGTATAACCTCGGAAAGAATCTTTTATCTGTTCCTCAAAATCTTCCGGAAGATTGAAAATATCTACTTTAATACCTCTCGGCAATTTAACCATATAACTTCTCATAATTCGTTCCTTTCTCCTTACTTCATAAACAATATCCAACGTGTCTTACCTCTCTGATCTCCGAGAAGTGGTTCCTTTCCAAACTCTTTCAACACGTCATTCAGTTTTATTTGTTCCTCGTTCCACTTAAAAACCAATATTCCGTCCGGCTCCAACACTCTCATGCATTCATCAAATCCGGCTTTCAAATATGGTTTCCAATCTTTCGGTAGAACCCCGTATTTCTTAGCAAGCCATGATTCACTACCGGCTTGTTTTAAATGAGGTGGGTCAAACACCACAATCTTAAATGTATTGTCCGGAAATGGCATCTCCCGGAAGTCCATTTTTATATCTGGCTTAACTAGAAGTGCTCGCCCATCGCACAATGTTGTTTCAAGTTCTCTATTGTCTGCAAATAGAACATCTTGATTCTCTCTGTCAAACCAAAACATCCGACTTCCGCAGCAGGCATCCAATATTTTCTTCAATTTTTCACCTCTTCTCCTTAAAAAAGCGTAAAAAAAATACCAACCACCGAATATTGATGGTTGGCAGATGAAATTATGCTTCTTTATACCGTTTCAAATCTGATTCGCCTAGCTTTTCAAAAACAAATCCGCAATCAAGACATATATACCTTTGCGTACCAAACGACATTGTATATGCAGATTCTGTACATGTTACATTCCCTTGCTTACTTGTTTTTTTCTGGAATTTGTTTTGTTATAACTGTGTTTCCACTAATTCTTTCGGTATTTTCGCTTTTACAAAATGTACATTTCATTGGCATTTCCTTCCGTATATTTTATACGGAAATTATACCATCCCAACCATCAATATTCAATTGTCAAGGTGCTGTTAGCTGCTATTTTTAGCTGCTACTCTATTTTTCTTTGTACTTTTCAAAAATCTTCATCATTTCATGTCATTTAGGAGAAAATGCATTTTTATCTAGCTAGAACTCTTTCTCCTTTCTGTAATTTATTTAATTTCTAACAATACCGTTGTAAGTTCCAACGTACCATCCGCTTCTATCCATGCGACAGCCAGAAAATCATTGTCGTAGGCACACGAAGAAAAACCATCTTCAAATCCAATCTTGAACTGTATTCCCTTTTCTTCCAATGCAGATTTAATTTCTTCGTCCATTTCAAAATCATTTCCATCTTCATCTTCACGGTATCTCGAATAGTATTCGTCACTTTCTCGATAATACTTTTCAATAATTTCTTCTATTATTTTTCTAATCATCACTTCACCTCATTCGCTACCAGGAATCCCATCCTAGCAACATTCCTAAGATTATCCCTAATCAGTGCCTTGTTCGGCTGTCTATGCCTTTCCAGATACTCCCAAATTGATTCATCGTCTCTTTCCGGTTCATTCGCCAGATAGTCCACGGAATATTCATACTCAGCTTTCGCTACCTGTAAACACTGGATCATGTAATCTGTCTTTTCTCCTGTGTTCATGGTTCTACTCCTTTACCAGGCACATTTCTTCGTATACTGCAAAGAATTTTCCCTCATGCTCTTTGTAGTATTCTTTCAAAACCCTTTTCATTGCTTCCTCTTTTACTTCCGTGACATCTTCCTCGTATACACATCTTTTCACTTTGCCCGTATCTTCAATCACTCGAACAACGTAAGCAAGCTCAACCTCGATTTCTTTCTTCTCGTGGTCTGCTTTCTGCTGTTCAAGAACCTTAACCACCTCTGTTGGATTTTCTCTTCTAATACTAACGCATGTTTTTTGTCCATCTATGCATTGAATTGGGCATTTATAGCATGTAACTTGCTTCATGCATATCTCCGAAAGAATCTCAAGTGCTTCTATCGCGCTCATTTCTTCTACCGGTTCAAACATTTCGTCTGTCCAATAGGCAACTTCCATTTCTTCTATTGTATAACTAGTAATTCCTACACCAGAAATTGTTACCGTCTTTCCTACAAACTTTTCCATGCTTTTTGTAAGCATATTACTTCCATATATTTCATACGCTTTCAAGTCGCTTCTGACTCTTACCTTATCGCCAACTTTATACCTCATTTTCACTCACCTGATCTTTCACACAAATTCCATTGATTTTCATATTGCTAATTGGAATCACAACACATTTCTGACCATCAACAACCTGTACATCCAAATAATCTGTGAAATCTGCATTCAGTTCCATCTTTCCCTCTGCAAATTCCACTTTCAGTTTCTTTGGATTAACAATATTGGTAGCCATAAATTCCGTCTTTTCTCCGGCGTATTCATCGTAAACACGATCAAATTTTTCCATTTGTTCATGAAGAACATTGCTTTCTTCAAAAATTTTCCGCATATCGTCCTTACCGATTTTGTACGGCTCTGGATCATTTCCATGTCTGATAAGCTCATTGTAGATATTCTGGTGGATGTCTTTGACTGTTTCGCAATCAATATTTTCACAGAGGACATTTTCTACGATTCCATTGAACATTTCTTTCTGTTCATCTGCCGATGCAATCATTCTTGTACCAAGTACGGAATTTATAAACTCTTCTTGAATGTCAGATGGCTTTTTGGTGTAATACAGAATTTCATGCACATCAGTTGACCGATCATTGAACGCCGGGAAAAGAAATCCCTTATCTGGCTTGTCCACTACCCAATCTCTCATACGCTCCTGCATTTTTTCTTCCTTGTTGTTGTAGGAAAGTCCAGCCTGTGACAGTTTCACCGGACAAATACTGCAAAGAATAAAATCATATACTTCGTCAGATGCATCCTCCATTGTCTTCCCATCGGTAGACTTCCCAGGAATATCATAAGTACTGTGAATCAGAATGATGTAGTAGTTTCCCGGATAAACGTAGGATGTCATAACCTGTTCGTAAAATTCGTCCAACAGCGCCGGATCTTTCAATCTGGACTCTCTCAGCCCCATAAGCAATTCATGCTCGTATCCCTCTGGATCTCCACTTCTTTCCGTATCTACCATGTACTGCATATTCAGCAGAGTCTTTCCGATGTTTCCAGATAAGGTTTTTCTGAAAATATCAAAATACTTAAACATTTCTTCTTCCGGAAGTGAAAGAAACGCCTGTTCATCTTCCATTTTCTTCTCTTTTTCGCCGTCCACATAACAACCGGCGATTCTTGTGATCGTGCAATTTTCCGGCGTGAACTGCTTCTTAATCTCCTGAACTTCTCTTTTATTCATCACATCAACCCACTTTCTCTTTCTTTGGCTTACCTTGTTCGTATTTATCGCAATCTGTGGCTGAACATCTACGACTTTTCTCGTTTATTCCAATGTAGTCGCATCTCATGCCGACACTCAAAAAAGCCTTATTTGACATTCTGAAACAACACGATCGGCACAAATGCCTGTCAGAATTGATTCCTTTAGTTTTCGATTTGTCTTGAAAACAAATTCCACAATCTTTTAACCATCTTTTTATTGTTTTCTTTGACACGTTATATTTTTTTGCCATCTGTTCCAGTGTTGCACCAGACCTGACGCTAAATTCCAAATCTTTTTTGTTGTATTTTCTATGCTGACCACTATTAGGAATATCTCTATCGTTAAACCTGTCCATTTCCAAATCAATGTATTTATATACTGTTGTTTTAGACACATTTATTTTTTTCGCAATCTCAGATACTCCAATTCCGTTATGAAACATCTGGAAAGCGAGTGAACTATTTGTCATCAATAAGTTCTCCTTTCAAATCTTTAATCATACCCTCATAATCAACTGTTAAATCATTGTTTTGTTTGCTGTTGTCGGATTTGTTTATCTTTGCAGACAATAATTTATTATTATTTTCTCCCATTAATCCGGAGCAAGCATTTTCATTAACAGCCTTTATAATATCGTTCATGTATGATGGAAGTTTTTTTAATTCAATTTTTCTTGCAGACTCTATTCTGTATGTCCGCATAAATTGAGAAGAAACAACCGATTCGTTGTAGCTACAGTCCAAAGCCCACGCCCTTAACTGTTCTGGACTTCCCACTGCTCTTTTTACTGTTCCAGGAAGTTTTTCAAACTCTTCCACAGAGTTGTACCCGCTATTTTTTATGGCTCTGTTTACTAATGACCACGCTTCAATTTCATTTAATTCTTTTTTGGAAACAAAATTTTGCATCTTGTCAATCAGTTGTCCAGGAGAAGGTGCAAATCCAGAAGAATCCGACCGAATGTATGCTTTTAGTGCCAAAGATGCTTGATCGTATGTGCAATCAGATAAGATGTTCGCCCATGTGTTTGCAGCGAAATCTACATCAACAAGCTTAAAATTAGGATATGTAGCCATCATAATTGCAAACAATTTTTTTACTTCAAGGCTATTCAATAAGACCACCACCAATCAAATCTTCTACAATATGTCCAAACTGTCCAGACTGAGTGTTATCGTTCGGAATTTTCGTACTTGCACCGGAAGTATTAGGTTTGTTATCGTAATTTCCATCGAGTACCTTCGGAAAATTATTTGGCTTAACAAACCAGTCAAAATTGAACCATCCAGCATTTGCATTTGTTTTGCCTTGTAAAAAATCACTTTGTGCAACCTTTTCGATTGCTTTAAGTACATTGTCAACGCCGTATTCGCTTATTCTGGCAACCAAACATTTAAACCTAGTGGAATTACTAGACATTCTGGAAACTGGTTTTATTCCGTGTTGTGATAGTGTATTCCAAGCGTCCAAACATCGACGTGCATCCGATATTTTGGAATCAGTTTCTCCGATATATTTATTATTTTTTTCTAAATCTATGTCTATATCTTTACCTTTATCTATATCTGTGGAAACATTTTGTATACATTCTTGGGTGATGTTATTTTCTGCGAACGTATATGACTTGTTTGTCTTAACTAGGAGCATCTCTCTTTCTTCCTGATATACCGTTGGTGTATACCTGTCAGATTGAATACAATTGTGCATTTTCCAATGTTTAATTACGATCACGCCATCTTCAAAACACAAAACGAATCTTTTCGCTATCAGAAGCTTCAAATCATCGTCGCTGCATCCTATCAACCTCACAATTCTCTTTGGATTTCCAACAAATCCATCGTCGTCCGCTCTCATGTTCAGATGAAAATATAAGCATTGAGTAGATAATGGCATATCGAGAAATGCATCAGAATCTACAACATTCATGTTGAACATTCTTTTTTTAGCCAACAGCCCTCTCCCCTTTCATGTATATCGTTCTTATATCATATTTCTTGTCGCTTGAAAGAAATCCGTTCCACCGGCAATCGGGATAAGGACAATTAAAGCAGTTTGGGTGGCAACATAATTCCGGTCTTGAATCTTTTTGCGGATTCCTTTTTTCCTTTACTTTCAAATTACATCCGCAACTTACCATGTATCCGTTTGCAACAAGAGAAGCGATTTCCTCTTTTATTTTTCCACAATCGCATTTGCATAAAAACATCGATTGTGTTTTTCCTGTTGCCGGAAAACGCTTTTTATATACTCTTTCTACAGTAAGATGACCGAATCTTTTTCCAATGTATGAATCATCGTATTTATTCATCTTCTACCACCTCTACAGTTACCTCTACCCTAGGGTTTTGCCTGTCAACCTCGAAGTATAAAGTCGGAGTAAGAACGTCGTCATACCCGTCATTACAGATAATTCTGCACTTCTGTAGTGCATCTTCAAATGATTTGATGAACGCTGATGCAGTATTCATACGATCGTGCATCTTGTTTTCTACATAAAACCGGTAATGAATGATAATCGGTTTTTCGATTCTTTTACCTTTTAGGTTGCTAAGGTTGATAAACTTCATGCACAAGGCATCGTTTCTGTTTTTTATGATATTCCGGTACTTCTTCGTCCTGTGATCGTACACCTTACCGGACAAAAGCTCGTTTAAACCACTCTTAAAACCCTTTACGGTTACATGATATTCCACTATTTCTCACCATCCTCAATGTCTGTAATTTCAGCAACAGTATCAACTGCATCTACTTCGTTGTCTTCTTTGAGTACATCGTTCAAATTCTTTTTGTTAGATGTCTTATTTGTATAAAAATCGTTATCAAGCATTTCTTCTTTTGTGTACAGACCACTTGTAATCTCAGGGCAGTTAAGATTTGCAAAGAAAGACGCTGCTCTGTATCTGAGCATGAGCTGCGGTAATGTTTTCCACTTTGTACCATTCTTTTTAGTCCAACCCTCTGCATCTGCCATATCCATTGTTACGTTAATACCGTCAACTCTTCTTCCGTCTTTGGTTGTCCAGCACTTACAAGAATACGGTTTTCCACCTTTTTCAGCTTCCTCGAATTGCAATTCCATGTCATATTTCCCAGAATTGTTAATCATTGCAATTAAAAAGCTACTTTTCCATGTCGGTTTTCCTTGTATTACATACAAATTCTGCATTACCATTAGCGGGTCAATGTTGAATTTTTGCGCCTGTGATATAGCAATCAGACAGTTTGCATCATTTCGCTGAAAAGTTTGTGGAACAATCGTACTCGAAGAAAGTGCCTTTGCCATTTGCGTTGCCATAATAAAGTTGTCGGACGTTCCGAAGATTCCAAGGCTATAATCAGTAACCTTGTTGTTGTTTTTGTGTTCAACAGGCTTCTTTTCTTCCTGTACAGCAACTTCTGTCTGTTTTTTGTCTTCCATTTATTCTTCCTCGCTTTCTTCATCATATCCATAAGCTTTCTTCATCCATTCCGGGAGTCCAAGACTGCTTATTTTAATATCATCCTTAAATCCCATGTACGCAGGAAAATCGTTCTTTTCTAAACACTCCTTATATGTCTCAAGAAGAGAAGCCCTCACCTCGTTGCCTGATCTCATAAAAAATTCATCTGCTTGTAAAATATTCACGCAATACGGTGGATTTTTTTCTTGCGCTATGAATACAAATTCAAAATCAAGTCCGGTATTTGCTTTAAGACCAGCGCAGTAATGTGACGCTTGTATATCATATCCTAGCTTTATGGCATCTCTCATAAACTTCTCTGTTTCTGCGCACTGGCAAGTCTTTAGGTCAACGCATATCGGTTGCCCTCCTACTTTTCCAAAGCTATCAGGTCTGCACTTGCACTCGAAACCACTTTCTTTGTCAATCCAAAAAAAACTTTTTTCGTGCTCTCCGTATATAAGTTTTTTTGCAAATGGAGTGGAATACAAAGCATTTCTCATCGCATCTATTGTTTCGTACATCTCTTCAGAAATAACTTCTTTTCCTTTGTTTTCCTCAACAAATTCTTCCCATTCTTCTTTACCGGCTTTTGTTCGCCTGTTTACATTTGGAGCTACCGCAAATTCGTTGTAGAAATCATATGGCTCTAAACAATACTTGTGGTATGCTCGTCCAAACTGTAGAGCCGGAGTATCCTTATTTTCTGGATTGTCATGAAAATATTTGTAATGAGCCATGCTCTGCGCCATCCTCTTGATATCAGTAGACGACAAACCAGAATGTGCTCTGTATTCGCTCTGTGGCATTACTATTCCTGTCTGCATTATTTCTTCTCCTCCACATCAACTCCGCAGATCAGCGCAACTAATTCTCTATCTGGAAAACTTTCATTATCCAGATATGTTTTCATCTGCTTTCTTATAATATTTGTCTCATTTGCTTTCTCCATGATTTTGAAAAGCAATTGAATAGGAAGTGTTACGTTAATTCCTTCTAAATTCATAGCATTCTCCTTAACCTTTCATTCAGACATTCGTCGCACCATTTTTCGCCCAATATGTCTGTTATGTATTCTCCTTCATAAACAGGTTCTCCGCATATGTCACAATAATCAGACGGTTCCTGTTCATCTGGTAATCTAGTTTTCCAGTTATCATAATTAGGTATTTCCATTAGAATCACCTTTCGTTTTAACTGTCTTTATTCCAAGCTCGTCCAACCTGTCAGCACAATTTTTCAAGTAAGAGATAGCTTGCGATTTGTTGTACTCGAATTTTTCATCCACTCTTTCGAGCGACTCCAATTCCTCAATTATTCTGTCAAATTTGGATGTCCTCATATTATTCACTTCCTATCTGTAGCCAAACGCAAAATACATTGCACACATCAATGTAGCCATCAAGATTGGTACTATAGCAGCTGCGATACCACCAAGGTTTTCATCAACTTCCTGTACTCGTTCGGCTCTTTTCAACAGCCTAAGATATTCCCTATATCGCATAGCTTTTTCTCCTGTACTTATCAAGAAATTTCAGTTTTCCGCTTTTTTTGTTGATAATTTTCAGATAACTTTCCGACTCGCTGACAACTGACCAATCCTTGCAATTTAAGTTGTACGACGACATACATTCCTTTTGCCACCTAACCGGTTTTTTTGGTTGTTTCATTTTTCTCCTTTCTGCGATATAATGTTAAGCAACTCCGTAATGGATAGCCATTTCTTTCACAATAGCTGTATATCCCTCGATTAACTTTTTATCGTCTGCGATGATGTCAACATAAGATAACTTGTCTCTCTTTGATTTGCTTACTCCTTCGTCAGCCATCCTTCTTCTTTTGTTCGTCAATCGCTGTCCAAGGTTTACTCCGAATCGTTTCTGAAGCAATTCGTAGCTTTCGTTTCTTACCTGGCTGTAAGACTGACCACCACCAAGCGATAATCCGATCTTCTTGAGAATCTTTCCTGTATCATCTCTCCACGAAGTTGTATTCAGCGAAACTACTTCTCTTATGGAATCTACTCTGTTCTCGACTTCCGCAATTTTCTCGGCTTGCCGTTTCTGTTCCAACTGCTGTTCCGCTACTGACTGGAAAATTTTATTAAACATTTGTAATTCCGGTGAAAGCTGTGACAGATCGATTGCTTTCTGCTTTACACGTTCTTCAACTGTCGCAAAATACTCCCTCGCCTGTTCCGCTTTCTCTCCGTTTCCTTTTACAGAAAGTTTCTTTGCGAAGTGAGCGGTCAACCGGTAATCTTTGACAACATTGCCCTCGACATCAATGTCGAACCCCCACCAATCCTCATTTTCTGTAGCAAATTCATTTTCTGTAATATTTGATTTCGCCCATCTTGAAAACTGACCTTGTGCCAGTTCTAAAAAACTATAAAGTTTTCTTGCCGTTGTCATTCCGTTTTCATCTACACCGAGTTCAACTTCTATTGGTGTGAGAAAACTTGTGGTTTGTTGTAATTCGTTCATCTTGTCTCCTTTCTGTTGTGATATAATTCATACATCTGGTAAATGAAGTTACAGAAATATTGGCATTTTTACTGCAAGAAAAGCGAAGACAAATCCCAACATAATATTCATTAGCAATCCTACAATCCCCCAGCCGTATTCACTTTTTCCATGCCAATATGACATAATGCAAAAAAGTGTATTTATAATCCACACCGGTATAATATTTAACGTGTTCACTTGTGATACTCCTTTCTGTGCTATAATGTCCCTATAAAACTTATAAGGAGGTGAATTTAAAATGGATAATAAACAACTTGCTTCTTCCTATGCAACAGCTAAGTGTTGTGGATTTACCGGTTCTTTCGATGAATTTAAGAAAATGTACGACCAATACTACTCTGAAATCATCGAAAATATAAAATCCGCAGAACCTTCTTTAGCAAAAGTAGAAGCAGTTCCTCATCCGTTTAAGAAGCATAATTTCTAACATTTTACTGCTTTCAAAGCGGATGAAAGGGCGGTAAGAACTTTAACTGAAAGTTCCAAGTTAGTTTCGTTAATTTTCTTATCGCCATTTACTACATCTGCATATCCTTCAATGATGTCAAAGCCAATATGCTCAATAAAATATTCTAATTTTAAGTACCTGTCATTCTCATCTTTCACGGCAATTCTTGAATTTCCATATTTGTCTGTTAATAAGAATCTTTTAATTTCTTTTCCAGATTTTTTCTTCTTTGTCTTGGCCATCTTTTCACTCCTTTCTTCCTCCTTGTCGCTTATACTGCCATACATTTCTGAATTATTAGGATGATTTCAACCACTAATACGATAGACTGAACATACAGCGGAAAATTAGGAAATCTTAATCTGAAACATAATCTACTACCTGGATGGTCTTTAGAATAATTTTTCCTTTCTTCCGGCGTAAGTTCGTGACCCGTTATTACGATTACGTTCTTTTTCATTCTCTCTCCTTTCTTATACTTTGGTCTCTTCTCTACTTTTGTCTTCCTCCTTGCTTTTTCCTTCATCAGCAAGGTTTTCAACTTTCCCCAAAAAGTATCCTTTGTCAAATTCTGACATTTTAGGAATAGCTTTCTTGATTTTTTCAACAATAGCTTTTTCTTTCTCGCTCATGTGATATCCTCCTTTCTGTGTTATAATGTCCCTATAAAACTTATAGGGAGGTGAATCTTATGAATACTATAGGAAGAAAAATAATATGTGGATACTGCAAGCAACAATCTTCTGATTATTCGATTTCTATTAATATCATTTCTTCTGATACTAATGAATCTTCAGAAAAATACTATGGAACGTATGATTGCAAATATAAGCGTAGCGGCAACAAATGCAATCAATATGTTTGCTCTGTCCTTGCTTCCAATAACATTTGTATCGGAAGTAAAATCTAATTTTTTCTCCCAGATGGTCATTTGTATCATCTGGGTGTATTTTTTCTCCACATTATATTTCTTCTTATACAGGCTCAATGAAATTAATAGCTCCAACTCCTTCCTGATACATCAAACATTTTGAGTCAATCGAAATATCAAATGCATTTAAGTCTACAGTTAATGTCGGAACTGAATTAGGCTCTGTTTTAAACTCAAGCTTTCTTATGTTGCGTATTTCTGTTCCGTTAATAAACAAGTGCACATTCGATATTGCTTCTCCTTCTTTTCTAGGCTTGATTTCGATTTTTTGGATTTCATGTTTCATTTTTTTTCACCTCCTTGTTGATTATAAAACTATTTGTAGCTTTAAATCCTATATTTTAGGATTCTCTATCCACAAAAATAAAGTCCATAGGAATACCAGAAAGTTCGCTGATAATTCTTAACTGACTTAAGTCCGGCTCCGTTTTACCTAACTCCCAGTTAGCTACAGTTGCTGTGGAAACGCCTACTTTCTCGGCAAATTCCCTTTGCTTCAACCTCGCATTAACTCTACACGCAGCTATAGAAATCCTCGGAATCTTATATGTCTCTATCATTTGCTTTCCTCCTTTCTTTAACTTATGCCTGTATTATAATCCTATATTTTCGTATTGTCAATACAGTGATTTAATTTTTTAGGATTCTTATTGAATTTTTTAGGATTCTGTGATATTATAATGAACGTAGAAAGGAGGTGTTAACATGACCGATGAAGAACAGAGAAAAATCTTCGCAAAGAACCTGAACTACTACATTTCCAATAGTGGAAAGCAACAAAAGGAAGTTGCTGAAGAGTTAGGATTCCCACAAACAACATTTAACACTTGGTGTACAGGAAAGATAATGCCGAAGATGGGAAAGGTACAGGCAATAGCTGATTACTTTAAGGTTTTAAAATCAGACTTGATTGACGACAAAACATTTAAGGAACCATCGGAAGAATTTCTCGAGATCGTCGCAAAATTAGGCACAGATGATGAACAATTTCAGAAAATTATAATTGATTATTATCATATGAGCACAGAAAAAAAGAAAGTTTTTTGCGAGTTTTTCAATACTTTCGTTTCAGGCAATTAAAAAAAGAAGGGGAGACATTAAGTCTCCCTTTCCTTTTCTTCTCTATAACACGCTTTGGCAAAATAAAATAACATTTTTAAATATTTTTCGCTTGTCATTGCGTTTACCGCTTCAAGAATTCGATTCCTGTAATATTCTTGCTGTTTTTTTTCATCCAAATGAATCCCTCCAGTTCCGATGCTGTGATGGTTTAAATTGTAGAACATATGTCTGCTTGTCAAACATCTAAATCTTCAAGCGCATCTTTTATTATTACATAAATGAAGTGCATCGTTTTTACATCGTTAACTTTTAATAACATCCTCTTGATTTCTGATAAGTACATTTTTCTCCATCTGTCGTTGCTTTTCTGATTGATTTCTTTTACCGTCACGAAAATTCCTCCTTTGTTAAGTATTGACAAGTTTTTAATACTGTTATAAAATTTCTTTATTCAATAATACTATAAAGGTGGTGCATTTACTTATCTAATTTTAGCAACTTGATTTTATTTAATTTAATAATTAAGGTTAATATTCTAACCAAAAACAGGGGGCAATTGTATGACAAATCTTGATTTATTAGACAATTTTGCAAAAAATATCGAAATTGAACGAATTAAGTTGGGATATTCACAACAAGAATTCGCCAAGCTTTTAAACATTTCGTCTTCAACGTACAAAAACATAATCTCTCGTCGGACAAGCTCTGTAGACATTACACTCGTGCCAAAGATATACAGTCTTACTGGTAGATTATTGTTTGAATTACTGGAATTGGATAGTATGGAATTGGAAATATTGAAAAAATACAGGCTATTAACTGAACGTCAAAAAGCTTATATTAGTGGAAAAATTGATTTTGAACTTGAAATGAAAGCTGATGAAAAAGAATCGGATAATATGCTAGATGTTTTTGTGCTTACTGGTGACATGAAAGATGGCATGATACTTGATAGTTCAAATGAACAGCGAATATACTGCCCTGAATATATTAAGAAATACGGAAAAAAATTGCACTGTGGAATAAGGATAAATTCAAATCATTTAACCCCTGTTTATGTAAAAGGCGATATTGTTTGTGTGTCAAAGAAACCGCCAAGAGACGGTGATACATGCATTCTTATCAATAAACAGTCTGGGAAATGTTATATAAGACGAATGAGACAAGGAGGAACGTGAAAAATGAAACCTATAAACGGATATGGGGATATCATAGAAATTGATACAAAAAATTATTCCGACATAAAGAATTGGATAGTATTCGGAATCGTGATCGCTGTATTGCGAAGATAATATACCCAGCCCGTTTGCCGGACTGGGATTTTTTTATTTAAAAGCCGTATTTTGTTACTGCAACATCGTCTGACCAACAGCCGAATGTATCGTTATCGCCATAAGCTTTGACGCTTACTGTAGCTCCGTCCATCCCATCAGCAATAAAATCATCAGTGTAATTGGTAGAGTAAAATGCTGTATAAGTCGTATCGTATTCTTTCCATGTTCCATCAGCTTTTGTGATACGTACTTTGTAATACGTTGCATTTTCAACTTCTGACCACTTGACTGCCACGTAACTGTAGTTAAAATACCTCGATGTGCTATTGTAATACGATGCATACTCCACAGTCGGAGTACCGAGGATGCATTTCTCAATCCAGTTTTTCGCAGCATTGCTGATAGCTTCTTTCAGAGCATCATCTGGCTCAAAGTTGATATCCGGAATTTCTACGGATGGCGGTTTAAGTGGTGGCGTACATGCCATGACGGGCGTTACACTTGTGAGTGATAACGCAAGTACGCACGCTAAAGCTAAAATTCTTTTTCTTGTTTTCTTTTTCATAATTCTTTACCCCCTAACGGCAACTGGGAAACATAATACTCTTGACTGAAACTTTGTCCATGAACCAGAATCTTTATAACTGGAAACAGCGATTGTATCACCATAACTGCACAATCCCATAAAAACAGACGATATTTTATTGTTATTTCCGTCCTGTCCAATGATAACGTCATTAAGTTTGCAAGTTATCTCTTGTTTGCTGTTATTAGAATCTAAAGTCGCAGATACAGTAACAATAAAGGCATAGTTAATGCCTTCTACGAAACTGGTTATATGTGACGTTTCCCACGTTACGCCACCGACCGTGTCTGATTCAGCAAACGGAAGACTAAGTTTTGACATAAGTGTTTTTATGGCAAGTGCTCCAACAAATTTACTTACGCCTTGATTCAAATTTATGTCAGACAAATCATTCATTAAGTCGTTCTTATCTGCACTTTCGTTGATAGCTGTAGCGAACGAATTAAGTTCAGCTGCGCCAAAATTATCACCAGTCTGTGTGTACGGAGTAACGTCTTCAAATGAAACTGTTCCGTCACTATTGTTCGTCATTTTGAATTTTCGATTTCCAGAGTATGCATCGTTTTTGTAGTTTGTTTTTAAAGTTGCTTTTGAAGCCATTAAAATCTCTCCTCCTTATATCTTCCAAGTTTGAATGGAATTCTACGTACCATATTCGCCTGATCTTCAATCATTGTCTTTAATTCCGCACAGGCTTTTTCTATCCTGTTCAGTTCTTGATACCCGATGAAAATACCATTTGCGTAGAATGTCTGATATGGTCCATAGTCTTTTGTGGAAACTTTATTCGCAATCGAAAGCAAATTATGTTCAATCGCATTAAAATGATCTACATTCCAATAGCTAGCATAATTGTCCATATCAGAACCCATGTCTTCGATATCGAATCCTCCAAGCGTAGCCACAGCAATTTCGTGTAAATACGCAATATTGTTTTTGATTCTGTTGAAGTCCTCAATATTAAATTTTGAATAAAGATTCCAATTTGTTTTTGGTGTACTCCATGCCATTACATATCCACCTGCCTTGCTTTAATTTTTCCACTGAATCTTCCGTTAAACTCAATCTCGTTTTCGTAAGCCTGAATAAGTGCTGTCCTTCCGTTTTTCTTTTCAAGATAAAACGCGTCATTTGCATCAACTCTAGGGTCTCCACGCCATTCCAAAGAGTAATCAATCACACTTGAATAATAGTCCTCAATCCATTTTTCCAATTCCGGAGAATCTTCACTGATTAGAGGGTTTTCCCATTCTTGATATTTTTCACTCGTATTTGCCATATCTGTTTTCTGCGTTACAACGTATTCTTTTCCAGAAACCGTTACCGTCACGTCCGCACTTGCGGTAACGCCAGTGAATTTTACTTTCACGTAAAAGTTTCCCCACTCCACAATTTCAGCCTTAATCGCCGTGTTGTTTGTTGCTACGCTAAGACCGTAGGATGCATTACTGAAATATATCTCGTGTACTTGATTGTTTTCTGTAACCGTAACGTTTTCACTCACGATTTCCTTACTTTCTTCGGATGTTTCGGAGTAGACAGTTTTCACAAGTGCGACTTTGTGCGCCCTATTTTCAAGCGTACACTCTGGATAATCGCTCAAATCATTTCTGCGAATTGTGTAGTTTGCCGGGTCGCCAATCATAAGATAATCAACAGCAACTCTCGCGTTTTTTGCACCTTTCGTAAATTCGATCTCTGCTTTATCAATGTAACCGAAGTCTTTTTCCAGTTTGTACGAACCACCACTGAAAGGTGCCTTGTATGTCTCCGTAATTTTCGGATAGTCAGACCTTCCACTATCTACCCAATAGGAAATCGCAAAATACTTACTTTTCTCTGTAGGAGTAAAAAGTGTATTCTCTACTCCACCAGCTCCTTCCAGCCGGTTTTTATCAGCATCATATATGCAAAAATTGAAATAACTAGTTCCATCATTTTGAAAGCGAATGGAGATAACATCATCTGTTATTTCAATGTAATCCGAAGCATAATATGTGCCAGCTAGCGAAACGTTAGTTGATAAAAACTTACCAGTACTAGGGTCTAGTTTTTTAAACATAGTAGTTTTAAGTTTTCCATAAACCCTTGTTTTCTCTTCGAAAAGGTCCTTTGTGATGGTTTCTTGCAACTTACCCTTTAGATATGTTCTTATCACAAACTGTTCCGGAGATATACCTCTAAATTGTATATAAAGGTTGTATGCACGAAACTCTGCTTCCGAAGTAAAAGTAATAATTGGATTCCCGAGAATGAATTCATTAGCTCCAATAGAAACTTTCTTACTTATGTACCCTGTATTTTTAACATCATTCGGGTCTAAAAACAGCAACGTTCCATCAACACTCGAAAAATTATAACTGGCGATCGCATAGGCATCTTTCTTATCATTTGTCAGAATGTTGTAAGATTTACTGTAGCTAGTCTCTCCATTTGTCGAGATTGATTTCTTTGGAATAAACGCCGGGACAATGTTTATTTTTCCTTTCCTATCCTCAAAAATAGCACATCTTCCGGCATTTGCAATGGTCTGCAATGCTTCTGTGTGCCTTACAACCGGAATTGGGTTTTTGACCTTAACGTTCTTTAAGTAGTCATCCAAAACGTACCTATCATTACTTATTCCAGCATCTTCCAAAACATCTACGGCAAGCTCGTAAAGAGAAATGCCATTCTTTACATATACTCCACGGTAGTATTTATTAGACTGTGAACTGATATAGTCCGTGGCTTTAAATTCAACCGATATGTCATTTGAATTCCACGAATCCAGATAAGATACTATCTCCGGAAGCCATTCAATATTACCGTTTCCGTCAATGTCATATCCAAACTCGATTTTTAACTCTTGCCCTACTTTCAAGAATCCACTTGCGCTTTTAATGTTTTCCGCATCGAAGTAATCATCTTGATTATCTAATGAAAGTGACACATCTCTACTCGGAAGTGTTTCGGAAATAGGTGACACAACATCAGTATTTGAGCAAGATAAGGTATTCGAGTTATCGAAGTACTTAACAACTCCAAAGTAAAGCGCATAGATACGCAATCTGTTTTCGCCATATTTCATTGTTTTTGGAGTAATCGTAATCTCGCTTACATTTTCAAATACATCTTCCGTAACAAAGGTGGATGATGTGTTGGAATAGTCCTTATTCACACTTCCACAAGTGATATTGAATTTTGTAGGGTAATTATCTCCAAAATCAATCGTAAGTCCTCTAATATCAAAACTGGCACCGCCAAATGTTATTTTGACTGCCTGTTTAATATCTTTGGTTACAACACCTGACACCATGTATTTAGCTGTGCTCAAAGTAGGACAAAAATACATGCTGCCATCAACTTTGGAAAAATCCTGTTCCGCTGTTGCGTAGATTGCTTTTGCTGCTTTTTTTGTGAACACATCATTTCCATTTGAAAAAGCGGTGAACTCTGTATCATCACTAAACTTCGCTGTCTTTTGCGCTTCTGAATTAATAATACCAATCGAACCACGAATATACGACCTGTTACGGAATGGAAGTTTCATAGACTCTATATATTTGTCACTTGCCTTTTGCATCTACTATCACTCCAATCCGGCATCAATTAAGTTGAATTTCAATACTTTATCCTGTTCAACCATATGTGTTAATGCGTTTACAAAAAGAGGTTGACCGCTTCTGTCTCCAGGGTACATTGTTACTGTTATTATCTTTCCAGGATTCGCCATATCCTCAAAAGTAACAGGTACATAGAACGGTTTCAGAGCATTTAGCATCATACGCCTTGTTTTTGGAGATATGCCTACCCATTCCAGATTGTCAAGCTTGTATAAATCCCTTCCAACTCTTTGCCCGACAACTGCGTTATTGACATTTCTTCCACCATCTACAGTTGTTGTTATCGTCCACGAGAACCCTCTTCTCGGAGCCGGGAAGTCGTATCCGTTCACATTTAAGAATGCCGACATAGCCATATCTCAAATTCCTCCTAAAAAAATAGTGTGGTAGCAATTAAGCCACCACACTATGTAAATGAATATCCGTTTCTGTTTTTTCTTTTATCATAAACGTTTACAAGTTCACGTCCGTCAACGACTATCCTACTTCCGCGTTTTACAGCTTCGATAAGTTCTTGTAATAAGTCCGTTTCTCTTGTGTTCTCAGACTGCGCTTTAAGCATGGCTTCATATACACCTTTTGAAATTCCGTCAACAATCTGATTGTTGTTTGCTACCGCTGTACGCCCGTTGGAAAATTTTCCTACCATTTCTTCATGATTTGCCATGAATACTCCATCTTCCGGGAATCCTCCGCCAGTATACTTAGGGAGAATGTCTGATAGTCCAATACGACCAACACCATACTTATATCCTTTATATCCTCTGGCTGTCCATCCGGCATTAAGACTTCCGTATCTTCCAACCGTATATCTAATAGCAGCTATCATATTTGACAGTGGATCGTATATGTTCGTATTGTATCCAGGTAGTGCATTGCTTCTGAACGTAGGGTCGATTACCTGCATAAGCCCCTTTGACGGAATTCCGGCTTTCGCGTTGCTGTCCCACAAGTTAATAGCATTCGGATTACCGCCAGATTCATGTTGCATTTGCATAAGAAGAGCATTTAGATTAGCTTCCGAATACTGATTCGTCAGCTCAAGAGCCTTTTTAGCAAGTGCTCTCCATTGCTCTACTCCGGCTGATACGTTATAAGCTACGTTTCCGGATACCCCACTACTGCTAAACATGTTTGCAATAAAGTCTTTTGCTGATTTAAAAATTGTTTTTACAATTCCACCCGCAATATCAGATACAGGAGAAAGTAGATTTGAAATGTCTACAAACTTATTTAATGCTATCTGTAGTAATTTGCCAGGATGTTCAACATAGTCAGCAACAGTACCGGCAATATCTTTTGCCTTTTCCCATACGCCACCAAAGAAGTCTCCAATACCATTCGCGTAATGAGTAACACCCATACCGCCCATAAGTGCCTCTGTCTGGTTTGCCGGCATGATTTTCGTTCCCTTTTCAAGCGGAATTACAACATTTCTTCCTTTCGGAATAAAAGGTTTCCCGTTTGGAGGAACAATCATTTCTTTGTATGTACCACCCGGTTGGTCGTTTACCATTCCGATTGTGTCTTTCCCCACGCCGTTTGTACCAGATGCAAACTTAGGAACGTCCCATTTCTTCAATCTTGTTCCGGAATTAAGTTTCTCAAGAACCCAGTTAATACCATTGATGATTCCATTCACGGCATCACCAATCGGAGAGATGATTTTGTTTGCAATATTTTTAAAGAAACTGCTTATTCCTTGCCAAATGCTTGTTACAGCATTATAAGCACTCTGGAATCCATCTTTGAAAAATCTTGTAATTTTATTCTTTTCAAAAATACTGGTAATCTTTCCATAGATTTCTTGGAATTTTTTAACTACATTTCCGATTAAGGACGCTGCGCCGTTTATCAGTCCTTGTATTAAATAAACACCCATTCCAGACATTACAGTTGATGGGGAATGAATGCCAAACACATCTTTAAAACCATTAATAAATGGATCAAAAATATTGTTTTTTATCCAGCTTCCAATTCCTTTAATAGCCGACAGTATTCCCTCAAGACCACCGTTCCAGATGTCTTTTCCGATTTCATACATAAGCGTGAACACAAAAGAAGCTGCTGCTCCCAACGCAGTGCCTAGAAGACTAAAGAAACTACTTGCAATTCCAGCAAAGTCGATGCCAGAAATAGCATCTTTTAGGTTCTGCCACAACCCTTTCGCCATTTCAGACCAATCTATTCCCGCAATCCACTCTTGAGCTTCTTCAAACGACCCTATAAGATAGTCACTGATACTTTTTGTGACCAATTTCCAGTCTAAGTTTCCCAAAAAACCTATTAGAAAATCAAATAAGGCCGTAATTTTCCTTACTAGCAATCTTCCATAGGTATTAAAATCAATCTGTTCCAGACTGGAATTTATAAAGTTTGCTAAATCATTACCAAGTCCAACAAAATCAATCGTCTTTAAAGTGTAGTATATTGTTTGTATAACCCCGTTAACTCCAAAACCAACTTTTTTCCCCATTTCAGACCAATCAACTGAATCCGTTATCTGGTTAACTTTTTCTCCTAATAATGTTCCTAAAGATTTCCAATCAGCATTTTGGATAGCTTCCCTAATCTTTTCTGCAAAGTCAGATATTCCTTTGTCAACAGAAGTCGTTTCAAACATTTCTGACGGAGACGGTCCAGTATAGCTTCCACCACTTCCACCACCACTATCAGAATCAGAATTTGAATCTGTTGTCTTTTGTTGAATATTAAGTTCATCAATCCCAAGGGTATATGTTTGAAAATCTTTTGCAGCTTTTTTTGCATCACTTCCAGCTTTTTTTGCACTTGATCCAGTATCACTAATAGTTTTGCCGTAATCTTTCCATGCCTTTTTTGCTTGTACAACAGTTCCTTTCCCTGTAAGAGCTGCCATAAACTGACCAACCGCATTTAAAGCCCTCGCCATCATATCGATAAACGCCGAAATATACGGTCCGACTGCATTAACAATCGGGGCAAATGCAACAGCCCAAGCGTTTTTCAAATATAGCAGTGATGAAACCATTCCGGAAATACTATTATTGTATTCAGAGCTGTACTGAACAAGGTTGTCTGAACCCTCTTTTACAGCTTGCTTGATATTACCGATCACACCAAAGATAGTTGAAAAGAGAATAGATGAACCAATCATTTTTAACAACGACATTCTTGCGTTTCCAGATTCATCTTTCACTCCCCTTAAGGAAGATGCAAGAGATTTTAAGATTTTTAGTGGTGATTTTTTTATTGAAGCTACACTTTTCGCAAAGTTCCACATTCCAGCTCCTGCTTTTTTAGTAGCAGAAGAAATTGTTTGAAATACTTTTTTAGCAACAGGAGAAATGGCTTGGAATGCTGTTTTTAACGCTACAGCTTTCTTTTCCATACCTCCTAATGAACTATCGTCCAAACGAAGTTTTTCCATAAGATTATACGGAAAAGAACGTATTGAATCCGCAACTGAACTTATTCCACTTTTAAACTTTGTGAAAAAACCTGTATTGTTTGAATCTGTAACTTTTTTCAACGAAGCCGATGCTTTTTCCGCTTGTCTGCTTATTTCGTTCAAGTTTCTTGCTTCTTTTTCAATAGATCCACTTGAAACTTCTGCACTCTCAGACAGTCCTTCATTTGCTTCTGGTACCTTCACTCCATCAGAAAGTCTATACGGTGTTTCTCCATTTCTTGTTACAGTTAAATCAGGGTTAAGCTTTACAGTATTAAAAGCCTCTTTTGCTTTCATCGCTTCTGCCAACGAGTTTTTATACTGGAACATACTTTTGATGTTCTTTTCCCACATTTTCCCCTGATTTATTGCACTTCCTGTCTGTTCGGCAGTGTCGAAAACATTTTGCTTATACCTATTCAGGCCAGATTCAAGCTTAGAAATTGCACGATTAAGCTGTTTTTCGTTCATAGCTTCAAAGTTAATTCTAAGCTTAGAATCCTTGTATTTTCTCATCAATGCGCTAAAGCCTTGGTCTGCTTTTTTAATCTCGGAAGTATCAACTTTCAGTTTGGTAGTTGCAGAACCAAGCTTCTTTTGTTTGTTTACAATACCATCAAGATATTTCTGAGAAGATTTAAGACCACTGATATCAACTCCACCAATATTGTTTAATTTTGGAGCTAATGAGCCAATTTCAGAAAGCGTACTGGCTATTTTTTTTAGTCTGTCTTGCATTCCAGTAAGAGAACGGTTCGCTTGTTTAGCAGATGTTTCTATTTGCAACTCAATTGAATCAACTTCTGTACCCACAACTTCACCTCCTCTTTGTTCTACTACATGCTTGTCTCCGGAAGTCCAAGTTTTCTGTCGTTTTCAATCCACTTATCCATAGCCCTAATTTCCGCAAGCATATCTCTTCTCTCTCGTTCTTCTTCGGTTAGTTCTGAATCTTCGATGATTTTCCAAAGAATAGGCTTTTCAATATACTCAGCTTTACCTTTGAGAACATTGTCTATTGCAGTAACTATTGCTGAAAACGTGTATTGACCGGATATCCAGTTAATATAGTCTTCCCTTTTAATTCTTTCCTTATCTGCTTTTGCAATGACTTTTATGATATGTGGATTCATATTCCAGAACTCGTTCCAAGTGATTCCAAGTACACTTGCTGCCGGAAACCACTCGTTTTCAAAAAATTCTCTTTGGGATTTGTATTTTTTTACATTGTCTGCACAGGTGCCGTCTGAACCGGTTCTACTGGTGTAATTGGCACTGCTTGTTCCTGAACCTGAACAATTTCCTTTTCTGCATTCTGTTGGAGAGCACGAAAAAAATCAGATTCTTCCATTTTCTTCTTCAGAACTTCAAATGCCTTATCAAACTGGCCACCTTTGATAAGATGCTGCTCAAATTCCTTTCCGGCCACTTCATTGCTTACTCCCATGCAAATTCCGACATATGCTCTCAAAAACGACATCGGAGTTTCTGAATAGTCATCCATAGTTACTCCTCTTTTTTCGAGATCACATACCGTGTTAAATCCAAAATCTTTTGCAACGCATGTAGTTTCGTTAATTTTAAATGTATCCATAAATCCTTACCTTCCCTTTCTTTATATAGGGAAGGGGCAGCCCGAAGGCCACCCCATTCCGTTTTGTTGATTAAATTGTCGTTTCGTCGGTGTAATAATAACTGTTCTGAGCGTCCACCGACATTTCTTGCTCAGAACGTGTTACCCCTTTGATACAGTAAATGTTCCGTCTTTATTATCTACGACGGTGTATTCATCGGTTACTTTTTTAGCCACTGTGTTTGGAATAGCAGTTACTGACATTTCAACAATTTCATCTACTCCACCAACATCTGAAGGTGTAGCAGATACCTGTGCCACGTAAGCATATTTAGCCACGGAACCAATACCGTCCGTTCCGTACAGATGGAATATGCATACACGTTTGTCTTCCATTGTTCCAATATTATCCAGATATTCTTTTTCAAGGTTTCCGGTAAATTCTTTCGAATCTGTTGTCTTAATACCTTTTTCGAATGTCTGTGCATCGTCCTCAAGAGTTGTAGATTCTACGGTGTTCGGAGCTGATACTGGTGCCGGAATACTCTTCGCTTTACATAGTAATTTGTATGTTCCGGCAAAATCAACTTTTGATAAATCTGTTGCATCTGCAATTTCTTTTACAATAACTCTCGCTTTGTAACTGGTTGAAGCCATGTTTTATACCTACCTTTCTGCCTTTTTAGGCAACAAAAAAAGAGCCTTACAGCTCTCCTATAGTGTGTCATCATTTCCAAGAGTGCGTCTCACTCTCATTACGCTTCTGTAATTTCCGCTACCATTGTTAGCTTCCGGAAATGATTGTATTTCAAACCCCATGTCTTTAAAAACAAATGCAATCTCTTTTAGTACCGCTTTGGCTTCTTTTTGGGATTTGTTTGTTGTTACTTCAATCTGCATTGAATATTGAATTCCGTTGATTGTATGTCCCTCGGTAGTTCTTGCTTTTTCTGATCCTGACATTTCATGCATGTATACAGTTGGGTATTTTGTGGTCGCATCTTTTGGTTCATCGGTCAATGTAAAGTGAATGGTTGGAAACTTCTTATTCAATTTATTGAGTACTTTATTTTTTACAATAGAAAACAGATTTGTTTCTAAATCAAATACCCATGAATTATCCATTCCCAAACACCTCCTTTGCAATGATTCCGATTTTCTCCCTTAATTCAACTCCTGTATTGTACATAAATGGTCTCGACGGCATACCTTCAGTAAAGAAAAATTGACCGTTTTTATAATAAAACCATCCATATGTACCAGCTGGATACTTTCCAAATGATTCCTTAAGCGTAATAAATTTTTTCCCTTGCGCATACACGACAGGTAATTTTCCTGGATATGGTGATGATGCACCAACCATACCCGTCCCTATTTCTACATATATAGCATGGTCTGAATCTGCTTTAACAACGTAAACAGATGTATTTTTACCAGAAGGTCTTTCTTCACTTGATATACTTCCAAGAAGTTCACCCGTAAATACTGCATCAAGGTCAACAACATTCGCTTTTGCAATCTGTACTCCTTCTTCTGCAAGACGTTTCGTAAACTCTTTCACTTTCGAATCAAGTTCTTCTTGATATTTCCTAATCTGTTCAATCGCATCTGTAATGCTTTTTACTGACAAATTTGCTTTTATTACCTTTCCCATCTTTATACCTATTTGCTTATCTTCTTAAGTAGAAATGCGTCCTCATTCAACGGTTCATCATTAGTAGCCATAACCTCGTAATCTGCCGTGTTGGCATCTACGTTTAAATTGTTTGCCGTGTCTTTGTATTTAACGGCTGATTTTCGCCAAATACGAGTCCCTACGGCAAATGGCAATGCCCCTTTTGAACAAACAATAGTGGCTTTGTCCGCTGAATCCTCTACACCAAAAACTCTTATAAAAGCTTCAGTCAAGGTAGAATTTATGTTTGCCATGAATTCTGTCGGTTCCGTATATTCCGGTTCGTATTCACCAGATTCCACTGGGACTTCTCTTCCATCAACGGTAATGTATTTAGTGTTTCCTTGCTCGTCTTTTTCATAAATAGGCGTACTTCGCCCAGTCTGCAAAGAATACAGCATTTTCTGTTTATTTCTGTCCAGTGTTCGCATCGGTATCAACCTTCTTTACTTGCTTCTGAATCTGATTTACACCAGTACTTGCAAGTCCGGATACAATTCCTACTGCAATTGCATCAAGAACGTCTGTTGCCGGAAAATTAGGAATTACATACATTCCAACAACCCCAAGGATTCCTCCAGCTACACCTACAATCACAGGGATATAATTATCTTTTACTTTTGGACACAGCTTTGCTCCGAGTCCAACAAGATAAGTAATAACTACAATTGCCAGTACGGTTTCCATCGAAAAAATATCCATTATTCTTCACCACCATTCATTCTGTTTTCCAGTGTGTCAATTCTGTGATGTGCACTCTTTACACTGTCTTCCAGTTTGATTATTCTTCCATTGTGAGAATCAAGCTTATCTTTCATCTGAGAAATCTCACTTTTGATGTCCTCACTCAAAGAAGAGATGTTATCAAGTTTCATATTGATTTGTGTGTTCTGCCTAACTCTTTCTTCGATATCTTTCGTGTCCGAACGTTTATTGTTCTTCAAACCGAAGAAAATGGAAAAAGCAACTGACACCACACTTATAATGATTGCTGTCGATATTTCAATAGTCATCAATCATTTACCTGCCTTTTTCTTATTTTCATTAGCTGCCCACCACCAAATTAGCTAATACCCTGCGACCATTTTGCTGGCATCGGCAATATGGTCACGCGCAATCTTCTATAAAGAATGAACATACGGAAGTACGTCATTAAATATTGAACTGGATATATAAGCATTTTCGTATGATCTGCTTATAGAATTTTCGCTGTGAGACGATTCTCCTTCAGCTCCTTCTTTCATTTTCAAATCAACAACTGCCATAGCAATAGTACTTATATGTCTTTGAATATCATCTTCAATCTGATTTTCAGTAAAATTGACAGGAAAGTTCCTTTGCTGCTTATATTTTTCAATAACAAAATCAATCAAGAGTTTTGATGGCTCCTGACCTTTCAGATCTGGAATGTCATTGAAATATTCAGTTACCTTTTCCTTGATTGAATATGCCACTGCCATAATTGTTCTCCTTTATAAGTTGAATTTCGAAATAAAATATTCCTTTAATTCTCCACCAGTCATCGAATCAACATTGCTCATACCATGACTAGTCGCTAACGAACGTAAGTCTTGTACACTCATTCTGTTAATATCTGTCTTGGTATAATTAAATTCAAACGAAGATTTTCCCGGAATTTCTTCCGGGATTACTTCGCCAGCTTTATACCATTTTCCATCGATTTTGATTACATTTGTTGCAATCATACAACCACCGCCTTACGCTACTTTCATAACAACAACGCTGTTCATTCCCTCAAATGACGGAAGACCAATCATTGATACAACGCAGTGTGTATTGATCGGGTGCTCTGTAGCATAAGTGTAAACAGCAATACCTGTTTCAACGATAGAAAGGTTTCCATTTGCGAGACTTCCACTTCTCTCTTCTGGTGTTCTACCGAAAACATAATCACCAAGGTATACTCCGGCTGATTGACAAGAGATGATGTTTTTCGGAATAAAGTACTGAGTTACTCCGGATTCGTCAACATACATCTTGTCGTAAACTTCGATTTCAATTCCGTATCCTCTCAGGTACGCAAGTACATCTTCCTGTCTTACTCTGATACCGCCGTTGTATGCTGTAATTCCAAGAACCTGTTTCTTTGTATCCTCCGCATTGAGAAGCATTTCAAAAGTCTCTGTGTTCATCGAAAATCTTGTCAGAGAGTATCCTGTTTTCTTGGCGAAATCACGTCTTGTTTTGATAAGGTCATCAAGCGGTGTTGCTGTCTCCGGGGCATCCCATTTGTCAGATGTTCCAGAAATTTCAATATAGTGGTCTTTTTTGTGCACTGTTCCATTGTCAGTTGTGTAATCAACCACATACTTTTTGCCTTCAATATTTACGGTAACTTTCGGTACACCGTCTGCCGGTGCAAGAAGTTCCCAAATCTGTCTCTCAGGTACAACCATAGCTCCCTGGATTAAATTCATTGGTTTCTTACTGATTTGTCTGAGAACTTGGTTTGCAAGAGAAGAATTTTCGGCTGAAGCATAATCTGCATATCGCTGTTCTTCTTTCTCTGTGACCATGTAGGACTCTCTGTAGAACGGCATCTCGTTCTGAATGTCCTTGAATCCTCCAACATCTCTTAATGGAGCCTGTGCATCGAAATTTGAAGCTTTCAGTGCTACCGGCTGTGAATTTTCGCCGACAATGTATCTGATTTCAAGTGAATCCTGTTTTGTGGTTCCGAATTTCTGTCTTCCAAGATACGGTGGAAGTGCAAGTGATGCTTTGTAGTTATCCCACATAACTCCAAGACTTCTTGCTGTAAACGCTTTCGCTAATGGTAATGCCATCTCTAATATACCTCCTTAATTACTCTGCAATTGCTGGTGCACCGTAAAACGTAACTCTTGGTGTTGCTTTTCTAGCTGCATCTGAAATCTGTGGAGAAAGTGATTTAACTTTTTCCCAATCAATAGTTCCTTGATATACGTATGTTCCCGGTGCATCTCCCTGTGTTACGTCAACGTCTTCAAGAAGATATCCAAGACATGACGCATCGTTTGACGGATACGGTGTGCCCGCCTTTGCAATTTTCATACCGTTTTCATCAGCTACTGTTACGCTCGCCTGTGTTACCACGCAAGCTGCTCCTTCATAAGGAAAAAACTTCAAAATACCTTTACTCTGCGTAAAATCTCTTACAATTGGTTTTCCCATTTTTTTACCTCCAAATTTACTTCATCAGGTAGTAATCTCTTGTTGCCTGATCGCTAGCCTTATTGCCAAATACGATTTGTTCCGCATTTGCTACATCTTCCGGCTTTTCTTCGTCTTTTTTTCTTCCGGCATCTCCACCAGGATTAATGGAACCATCTGCGATTTCCTGTTCCTTGGCTTGTGCTGCCTTTGTTTCTTTTTCGGCGATAATCTGTGACATTGAATCGATTGCTGCTTTTGCAATTTTCAGATCGTCCTGAAATCCAGCAAGAACCGTATCTGCCTGTTCGCCTGTCAGACCTTTTTCAGCTGCATATGCCCTAATGTCTTTTTTGATATTCTCTTTCTGCAATGAATCAATCTGTTTTCTAAGCTTCTCAATCTCGTCATCGTTCTGTGGTGACGGATTTGGGTTCGGCTGTGGATTTGGAACTGGTGCCGGTGTAGGCTGTGGCTGAGGTTCCGGCTTTGGTGATGGATTTGGGTTTGGTGCCGGAGCCGGTCTGTTACTGTGAAACTGATTTAAGTAATTCGTAACTTGGGCATCTGTCGGCTCCTCAATCCCTAACGCGATTAAGTTCTGTTTTGCTTCTTCTCTTGTCATAGTTATTACCTCCGTATCTACATTTGTTTTCGCTGTTCTATCAGCTTGGATTTATACTTTTTCCCATCTAACGCGTGAGAATGCTTTTTTATGTATAAAAAAATCAGCCAAAAAATTTGGCTGATTCCAAAAATTTGGCTGATTGTTTTATTGAATTTAATTTTTAAACTGAATAGCTTCAATTCTAAGTTCCTGCCCGACTGTACCTAGTGTAGATACGCCGTCAGCTTTCGTCCAGTCTGTCCAACCGGAATTCTCCACATGGGCTCGATACTCAAAATCTCCGTCAAAGCATAAGCACTCGATACGCTTATTCTGACCAGTTGTGCCGATTACCGTGTCTTTTGTGACCACGCCATAATCTTTCCAGCCAATACCCTCAATATGAGCTTTTGCTTTAATTGTCATGCCAAGTGGGTCAATCTTAAATGCTTCGAGACGCAATTTATGCCCTGTAATACCAATAATGTTTTCACAAGCTCTTTCGCCAAGCCATCCTTTATTCTGGACGTGTGGATTGACAAGGAATTTAGCAACCATGATTTCTATCGCTTCAATTTGCAGCTCTTTTCCTTTTGTGCCCGCCCAGTTTCCGTTGAATGTCCAATCTGTCCATCCGATGTTTTTCTGGTGAACTCTGTAGATGTACGGCGTATCCTTGCCAATAATCTTGATTGCTTCGATACGTTTGTTCTGACCTGTGGTGCCAAGGATTGTGTCTTTGGAGATATTCTTGTATTCCTTATCGCCTACATCCTTGATATGCACTACCACGTCTGTTTCTCCGATGGGAATAAGTCGGAACGCTTCGATTCTCCGGTTCTGTCCTGTCGTTCCTGACATACGACCATCAGACTGCCAACACGCCCAGCCAATATCACGGATATGTGACTGATAAGATACCTTGCCGTAATGCTGTACGGAGTCCTGAGATGTTCCACCAGATGTTACCTTACCGTCAGAATCCTCTTTTGTCGGAGATGCTGTGGCGATACCGAATGCATTAAGGATACCTCTTGCTAAGTCATCTATTTGGCTATTAAATTTGTTCAGATCGCCAGAATTGGTAATGAAGCCATTCTCTAGAAGTCGATAGCTATATCCTCTTGCGGCAGCCCTGTTCGGGTTGGCGAGGTCACTTCTCGGAACGATATTTTTTGCACGCCCCGGGAAGAACGAGCCGATAAAGCTTGCCAGTGCCGTGTCATACTGGTCTGCGCTGTAAGCGGAATTGATAATAACATGACCGCCCTTTGCCGAAGCTCCTGCGCTGTCCATGTGTAATTCCAGAATCTGCCAATCTTTCGGAATATTAAGACTCATGATTCCATTGTCTGCGTACCAGTTCCGGTTCATATCTGCGACCGTGACGTTTCCGCCTCCAAGAGCTGATAATCTGGAAGCGAGCGCACGTACACGCTCTGCCTCCGTATATCCATATCCTACTGCTCCGCAATCACCGGCGCCATGACCAGCTATTACATATAAATGTGCCATACTATATCTCCTTTTATGATATTTAGTTAATTAAAGCCCTCTTTAGTTAATTACATAAATGTTCTCATAAATCCCTCATATTCATAGGATACACGTTCCTGTCCTACTTCGTTTAGGTGAACATCATCTAAAAACAATGCGTTTTTGACATTAGTATTCCATGCCCAAATTCCACCTTGCTTATTGTTTTTGCAATGCCAACCAACAAACATACAAGCCTTTTCGATGGAGCCAATGTAATCTGTTTGCTCTTGATAGTAATAAGGAGTAATAAACATTACTTGAGCCAACGGGAAATTCTCTGCTAAATATGTGAAAGCAACTCTCAAAGCACCAAACAAATTTGTTGTATCCGTGTTTCCGATTGTCCACGTCCCCAATTCAACATTTCTATGTCTGTCATTTGTCCCCATGTGAATAACAATAATGTCAGGATTGTTATTGATTTTTTTTGCTTGTTCAAGCAGACAATTTGCGTCAACACCACCATGCCCGGTGGTGATAAACGTTCCATTTATTGCAAGTTTTTGATATACCATGCCATTTCTGTTAGCAATCTTATACGCCCAAGTTTGCTCCTCATTTAAAGTATGACCCTTTGCCATGCTATCACCTAGAATAGCCATTGTTTTCCCATGAAGTCTATTTTCAGATTTGCGAGTTTTTAATTCTGATACATCTTTTGTAATTACAGAATATTCATATCCAAATGGATAATATTTATCGGGAGTTTCAATGCTTGTGAACATACATCTAGCTTTGATAGTTTCATCACTTGGAAATGTTACTCTTGCGTATTTTGAACCATTAGGGGAAGTACAAGGCGATGCTTTGAAATATCCACCTGCAATAAATGTTTTCGATGAATCATAAAAACAAACATAAAACGTATCCGCATCATATTTCACTGTACCGACCATCTGAAGTGCATAATATGTTTTATTTTCATCCACATCAAAATAATCAGATGTAACAAATCTTGAATCGCTTTTCACATTTCCGTTAATATTCAGATAACCACCAACAGTGTTGTTTTTGTCAAATCCATTAATTAATCTTTTATAAATTATCTTACCTAAATCTTCCTTTAGCAAACCAATGTCCGATTCATTTTTATCCAACCTTTCAGCAGTATCTTTGTATATTTTAAATGATTGTTCTGCCATTTTTAATCACCCCTTTATATCCCGTCATCATATTTCACGATAATGCCGTCTTTTCCATTTGCCAAAAAAGAAAATCCTTTACCAGATGCTTTTCCAGAAATCGCATCTCCTGTTTCTTTTGCATCGGCAGCTTTCCCGGGTTCGCTCAAGGTTTTATCCGTATTTACTTCTACCGGATTTTCTTTCATGTAATTTTCTACAGCTTGTTTTATATCAGCAGTTGTAGAAGTTGTTTTCTTCCACTCGTTTAATTCGGCATTAAATTTGTAGTAATCTCCTGTATCGGTCATGAGGCAAGAGCTTCCGGTTCCTACATATAAAGGTAGCTTATCAAGATCTTTTGAAAGGCCTTCGTAATCTCTTATATTTCCATATTTTTTTACGCAAATAAGACTTCCCATTTCAGGTACATCTTCGCCTGCAAGATATGTTTGTCCGTCTTGTATAACTGTATAATCATATTTCATATTGTTTCGTTGATAACCTCTTACTTTCCATCGTCATACATTACTTTAAGGTTTCTATCAGAGTCAATACTTAATGCAATTCCTCCAATGTTTCACTACTCTTCTTCCGTACTACCAGTTTTGCTATTTTGAACCTGTTCTCTTTCGACTTCTTCCGCAGTTCGGTACAAAACATCGAGATATGGTTTTGATAACGTGTACGCTTTCTCGCTATCAGGGAATAGAGTGCTTAATTCAAATGCAAGTTTAGGGTGTGTTCCATTTTTCAGCAAATAATCAAGAAACTGTGCTTTTACAAGCATATTATCCATAGGGCTGTGATTTATTACCACTTCAAACTGGCTTGTATCAATCGGACAATCATTCTTTTTAATTCTTATAATGTTAAGAATCACGTCATTCAGTCTTTGCTCCGACTCTTGAACGAATGGGTCTTTCAGCTTTCCTCTTGTTTTTGCCATATCCCATCCATTTCTAAGTTGTACAGCTCCTTGCGTGTCTCCACCAGTATTTCCTTCGAGCTTAGGAATAGCCAGAATCTGCAAGAAATTGTCTATTAAATCCTGTTTCGCTACCTGAGACTCGGATTGATTAAGCTCCTGTGTCATAATATCAACATCGGCTTTATTATCCGTACCATTGTTTGATTTTACGACCAATGCACCTTCCATTTTCATTTGTTTGAATGTTTCAGAATCAACTGTGCAGTTTACGAATTTAACCCACGACTGAACGAATTGCTCTATTCCATCCATCCTATTTGACTGCATATTATTGATTGCATCAAAAATGCTGATAACCAATTCAACGTCAGATATTCTTTCTGGGTTGTTTGGGTATTCTACAATCGGAATATTCCCAAACGCATGTACGCTCCATTCGCTCACTTTTCCATCTTTAATAATGCATTGATGCGTTTTTGTGTGGCATACTTTATACCATTCGCCTTTAAGGTTTTTCAATTCCTGTACGGAAACGATAGGTTCATCGTTCAAAGAAGAATATATAATGTATGTATTCATCGGAGTTGGCACTGTAATTCTAAATGGAATGGTTGATTTTTTGTCTTTTACAATCTGAACCGCCAGAAATCCAGTTCCAACAGCTGATTGCCATTCACCGCATTTAATGTTTCTTGCGTGCTTATGTGCTAATCTTAGATATGTATTATATCTGTCAACATATTCGCTTATATCTTCCTTAATTGTGCTTACGCATTGTAGCGGCTCTCCATATGTCTGACCTACTTTAAATTGGACAGCTTCATACGCATGGTTCTCGACAATTTTGTTTATTATATCGTCTCTTACAATCTTTTTACGATAAAGAATCGGCTGATCTCCGTGTACATAATTCCAAAGATACTTTACTACACTTTTATTAAAATAAAACGTTCCAAGAGTTTCGCCTACAATTTCCAGAATATTATTCTGGTTGACCTCTTCAACGTCAACATATGCAATTTTTCTTCCATATTTCCCCATTACAAGGTCTTGTAGTGTCTCTTTATTCATCGAATTACCTCTGCATTCCAAATGTCATACCGCTACTACAATTTCTTAACGGTATTGGTTTAATTTCCGTTTTTCCTCCGATTGCATGATACACAACCCGTTTGTTACACTTTTTACATTTGCATATTTTGTTCATCGTAGATCGTCCATCATATGTGCCTACTTTTCTATGGCATTTCGGACAATAAATTGTTTCTTGAATATACTCGTTCATTTTTTTCTCCATAAAAAATACGCCCTGCCTGTTTGGCAAGACGCATTTTCTTATCTTTCAGAAGGACATTTCCGGTTAAAGAATTTTTTATTCTTTTTCTCTGATTATAATAATACACCCTTTTTTTAGTGAATTGTGTGAAACTTATAAATATTTGCTTATAATTTTACTTACTAAACTTCTATCTATTGACAAATTATCAGCTATCTGTTGTTGGGTCATTCCTTCGATAAAAACGCACTTGAAAATCTGCCTATCTCTGCTCATTGGAATTGTGTCTATAAATGATTCAATTTCTTCTGTATATTCAATTAAGTCATTTTCTTTTGTTCTCAAACGGTTAACCTTTTTTCTTAGAAGTTTTTTTCTTTTTTCGTAAAGTGTTATTGGAAATCCTTCAATTTTAAATCCCTGTATTCCTCCTAGACCTCCGGTTACTTTGTCACACACGGTACCTTCTGCAATAAGATCTGATATGGAGTCTTCTGTTTTTTTTATTTCTTTTTTTATCATCTCAATTTCCAATTGCATTGCCTTATACTCGGACAATTTCTCTTTTGTCAGAAAATTTGCATTCATTACCGGTACCCCCCTCTAAATGGATTATGTACAGCTTCAACTTTTGACGGTTCCCACGTTCCTTCGATAAAATATGCCAAAGACGCCAGACAGTCAGGGGCATCTTCATGTTTGTTTTTTCCTTTTATCGTGAAAGAAAATAAGTTTCTCATAAATGCCCTGTATTCCTGACTTCTGCACCCGGTATCTCTGAAATACCATTCGCGAATAGAACCGGCTTTATCCCAAATCCTTTGAGTTTTCCTCATTGAAGTAGGTGCATACTGGGAAACAAGGTTTATTTTGTGTCCTTTTTCTCTAAGCATCGTATCTACTTCATCCTTGTATCCCTCTCCACCTTGGTTAGCTTCGAAATACGCACTTCCGATATTGTGATCAATTATCATATCAACAACTTTTGGCTTAGTTATCTTCTTTTCAGAATTATCAAATATGGCATCATCAATATAAATCGATCCATCTTCATACATATATGCTACAGCAAAAGCCAAATAGTCTTCTCCACCAAGTGCAACGTCACACGCTGCGCAGATGCGGTATGGTTCTTCAGCCGGAAGTACTCCATTGTAAAATTTCATGTGTTCCTGACTAAATACCGCTCCGTCACGTTCAATTGGTTCCTGTTGACACTGTGCATACCATCCAGCCATATCATCATTTTCCTCGAATTTTGCACGCTCAATACGGTAATATTTCGTCGAAAAACCTACTCCATAATCATAATCAAAGTTACTCTCATCCGTTTCCGGGTCAAGAGCCGGTATTTTAAGTACATCAAATCGAATATCTTGTGCTTCTGGATTGTTTTCCAAGAATTCACGCCGATTCATGTAAATATCTTTCAAGCTCCAAATTGTACCGTTATATACAACTTTGCATTTTTCTTTTTTACGTTTCATTACGTTGTTGTCAAAGATAATCTGCTTTCTGCGCAAGATGTCAGGGTTTAATACATCCTGAATACCTTCCAGAATATCGTCGATAATAAGCCATCCGTAGGCATCGTATTCACCATTCAGACCAGATGTGAGACCTTTTCCAGATAAAGACTTGTACTTTTTCTTACGTTGCAAGTCCACCTTATTATTTTTTGCATCCGTATCTACAATAATTGCTTTTGGGAAAATATCAGAAAAACAATAGATTGGATCCGTCCAGATTTCTATAACGCCATCAAGAAATGCTCCTCCAAGTCCTTCTTTGTATGTCACATACAGGTTACTTGCTTCTGTATTGCGTGCGCACTTCCAAGAAGTAGCAAGCGTAAGTTCCTGACTCTTACCCACGCGGGCAGGCATGTGGACAAACAATTCGTCTAATTCATCATCTTCAAGCAGTTGGAGCTTGTCTGTTACAAGCTTTAGTGTTTTTCTTCTCGGTTCATAGAATCTATCTCTTCTTTTTCTGTTTTTTTCAACATACAGCATGTAGCTGTCCAAAACATCCGGTGCTTCCATCTTTAGCAGCTTGTAGTAAATATTTATCAATTCAAATTCTGTCTTATTTTCTTGTGCAAAGTCCTCAAGCTGTGCAAATGTGCCTCCTGATTGCTTTTTTATCAAATAATTGATAATTTCTTTTGCTCGATTTGAGACTTTTACGCCGTATTTAATGTCATGTTCCGTGCAAATAGCTGTTTGAGTAGCCATTACATAAGCATTTAGCACCTGTCCGTCAATTTCATGATTTTTTATATAATCTTCATACCCATTTACAGTTTTTATCAAGTATTCACTTGCCATAACAAAAAAAGTGCCTCCTAACTAAAAAAGTCAAGAGACACTTCTCTGTTCCACATCCGCATCCGGACAATGGCGATCTTTATTATTTTTCTGTGAGAATATAGTTCATCCTATTTCACAACTTTTTCCTTGTGGTAAGTAACTTTCAATCCCTCTTTAACAGGTCTGATTGTAACAGTGTATCCAGCCTCTACCAATTCTGTTACTTTTCCTTGTGACATATACAATTGTTTGACAATTTTTTCTTTTTTATCGCATTCATTCTGGATCATAGTTTCCGAAGTCCTCCGTTACATACTAGCATAGCGAGATATTATTTTCTTTGCGTTTTTCTTATTGTTCATCTTTGTATGCATCTCCATTTAACGTCCATATGTATTCTGCTTCAAACAATCCTTTAGGAAACGGTTCTCCCATCAAAAGTTTTCTGAGATATTTTCTAAATGTAGGCTCACACATTTCCGCCATTTTAGCTGCTTCCGCCATTGTAACTTTTCTACTAGCAAAAGCGTTGTATGCATCACAAAATTTTTGAGAATCAAACTGTTTTTGCTTACTCATATTACACTCCTCACATTCACGTTTACAACTAGCCAAGGCGGAATCGAACCGCCACAAATGGAGTCAAAGTCCATTACTCTACCACTGAGCTACATGCCAAAAGTAAAAATTACATTTTCAGAACATGATTAGGGCTTCCCCTTATTCATCATGGTAGAAATCATATTCAGCCAGTGTGACGATAAGTCTGAGCGTCCAGGAGCGACCCTTGGCTTCTTACCGCTGTCAAAGCACACACGGGATTGATACCCGTAAATTTCACGGTTCTTTCAGAATTGTTTGTAATGTTTTTTCTTATCCTTAAAACATTTTTCTTTTTAAATAAAACTTTGCCATACCGCTACTTTAACGAATTTCTTGTGTTATACTCCGATCTCTCGGATTCAAGGCAAATCAGCTTATTGAGAATTTCCAGTTAGTCCGTAGTCTCTCACACCACTCACATCACTGGATTATTTCTGCACCGCAGATGTCTATTTTACGCTGACCACAAGGATTCTGCTATTGACTTCTCTGTGATGATACACTGCAAGGCATTGTTGACGGTTTCCATCTCCACCAATGGAATCACTTCCAGTGGAAAGAATCAGCTTATCCAATATCTCGAACAAGCCTATCTCGTTACCTTTGCATCTCGGCAGGACTGAAAAATCCATCTGCACCGAGGTAATCATATTTTGAATTTGCAATACGGTTTTTAGTGTATGATAACGCTTATTTGATTTACTATAGTGGATTGGATAATGTTAATAAGTGTTTTTTCAAGAACCGCTTAACTTGAAATAGCAGACATGGGAGTCGAACCCATTATTACAAGGGTATGAACCTTGTGTGATTATCCGTTTCACTCGCCTGCTTTAATTGTTTGACTGGAAGACCGCCGTCTATTACATATCGCTCCGCAATAAAACCAGTCGAGGGACTAAAAATGTGCAACTCTGTGTTACCAACCACGGAAAGCTACCGTTCGGACTCGAACCGAAAACCTGTTGATTCGTAATCAACTGCTCTATCCAATTGAGCTATGATAGCAGATAGTAAATGCGGTTTTTATGTAATTTGCTACCAGAGAATGCGATGGCTGTTAATAGTTCCTCGTTTCCAAGAACCGCAAAACTTGAAAAACGCCGTATGAAGGAGTCGAACCTCCAAGTCGTTTCCGACTGACTGGTTAGCAACCAGCTCCAATACCATTATGGGAATACGGCTTATTTAGCGGTCTGCCAAACCGCCATAAATATAAAATTAAAAAAGGTTACAGCCTATAACTGTCAGCATCTTCGCAAAGATACTGGGTTGATTTCCACGAAACCCACCAGACCTTGTGACGGTCTTTTATTCAGCTTTCCGCTAGTGGGTAATGAAAGGATAGTGCGCTCACGCCAGCGCACGCATGAAAAATTTATCGAAATTTTAACTAATCGGCATAATGTAAATTGGCGTCTTCGCCGTATACGCTTCGTGGATTTCATCAAATACTCCACGTGCTCTATTTTCTGTGTTGTATTGTCCGAGTATCATCTTTGACACACCAACAGAAATTATATATTTTCCATCGACAGATATGTCGTAATTTTCAAATTCAATTGATTTTGTTTTGTCTTGGTTTATTATTCTCATTTTCTCTCATGATCCATGCCGGTTTGATGGTTTCCGGCATGGTTTTTTATTTAATTACTATAGGTTTTAGTTTTAAAAGCGATCAAGATATAGATTCTGCACTTATTAGGCGGTGGCCGTCCTCTTCTCATTTTAGTCTCCGTGATATATTATTATTCACACCCGTTGAGCATTTACGGGATGGAATCTCATTATTTTGTCTTTTGCCATTTATCTTTGTGTTCCATCTGGCATTCAACCATTTCCCGGACATTTGTTCTCTCTTGCTTTATTCCGTGCCCCTGACGAAATAGCTCACATTCAAGTACGTTTCCACATTTGGAGCATTCATCCGTAATTTCTTTACCAAATATCCGCATCTCTATTCTCCTGCAAGAAATAATGTGATTTTTTCAGCCAATGCATACGCTTCCTTTTCGCATCCGCGTCCGTATTCGCAAATTGTCGACCTGATTCCATCAAGCAGCGCATTGTAAAATACATCATGTTTTTGTATCTCATCCGTCACAATCTGGCAAGATGTTTCAAGTACGACTTCGTGTGCTTTTTCTTTTATGATTTTATCTTCATTCATGTTGTTCTCCTCTTACACCCGATTATCATTAAACAAAAACGAAAACGTTTGTGATTCAGGCACTTTCACACCACACAATGCACATGTTAGCCGAATCGCAGTGTTCCTATCTCCGCATTTTTTGTAAAACTCACAATAAATCTCATAAAACATATCAACAGCTTTTAGCATTTCTTTATCAACCATCAGATAACCCTCCAAAAGTTTTTCACATCTTCTACCCTGAACATAGCATTCACAGAGTCTTTATTGTAAAAACAAATGATTTTCAATTCCGTATCTATTGAACATCTGGTAGCTGAAATGTGGCAAAATCCATCATCTGTTTCAACTACGTAAGTCGGTTCAATTGGTTTTATATCTCCGTAAAGTACTCCTAGCATATTGATTCTCCTTTAGTGGGGGCTTTTTGTTTTTTTGGGAATTCGGAGGACTTAGTAGTGGCTTTTTCAAGTTCTCATTTAACCCCCTCCCCCTGTTTGGTCTGTATTTTTTAATCTATACGACAAACATCTATTTGTCACATACATTAGCATCATTTTTCTAAGGGTTCGTTTAATTTCGTAATGTGTTCAATGATTTATTTTATCATTTTGTTTTCCTTGCATTGAAATATTAAAATATATCAATCTTTTTCCGTGATTTCTTCCGGTTCTACCGGTCCGAGCCTTGGCAACTGCTGCGCTGTGAGCATTGGCTCGCGTTCTTTTTCTCTGCTGACTCCTGGTAGGTTCCAACTGTGCCAGTGATTAAGTGATGGCAATACTTTCATCGGATTAGTCTTGTGATCTTGTAACATAGCTTCTAAGCTCTGCTCATTGTCAGACATAATTTGTTTAGCGAAGTCTATTTTCTGACTATTTAATATATTGCTATATTCTTTACCATCAAAATACTTACTCCCATTATTCCAGTTATACAATGTCTGTTTGTTTATTCCTGTAAAATCCAAGAACCCTTTAATATTTAATATCTGGTTATGGCTCAGACATATATGTTTATATATATTATATGCGTTTACAACCTTGGTGCCACAATAATCTCTGTAGTTATCGTCATACAATAAATTCCTAACATTTGGCTTTATGATAGTATCATGTATCGTGTTAATAATATCCAGCCATATCACCGGTGGTATATTACTCTCGTCAATACCTGCATCGATGCAGTAATTTGTGATCAGGTCCTTAACCACTGTCTTGAGATTATCCGGAGTTATAGCCATGCACAATTCATCGTCCGATTGTAATTCTTGTTCTTTCTTTCTCCTTGCCATGTTCTACACCTCCACACCTAAAAAAATAACGCCCACAAATAGATCTTGGTACTGATCCATCTGTGAGCGTGTTACACTTCTTTCTTGCCGTCCTTGCTCTCTTCTCCTATCCTTTGCAGCTGTTTACTCCCTCACACGGCATCCGGGACAACTTGCCAGTAATCATACTAGCGGGATTCGGTTCTGTTGTTGATATATATATCATACACAACAAAAGAGAAAAATACAAGTGCAATGCCTAAAGTTTTTGAGAAATTGTAATTCGTGGCGATGCGTGGCAATTTGCACTTTGATTTTGCGACTTTTTCTGGGTATATTCTGAGAACCTCGAAGAGGTTTGAAGAATATATCTCTTTTTAATTCTAAATCTTAATCTAAATCTATATCTAAACCTAAATCTATATCTGTGGAAACATTTTGGAAACAATTTGTATACATTTTGGAAACATTGTACCCACAAGCACAAAAAAGACAGCCCCGAAGGACTGCCTAAAATTATGCTATTTA